GGGTCAATATTAAGCTCACAAGGGATTCCATGCATCATCTTATAAACATCTTCTTTAATGCCCATTGTATACAATTCTCCTTTATAAATATCTATTTTCATCTTTCTTATAAAGTTATTTTGAATATATTTCTTATAGGGTACTAGAAATCAATCTAGTACCCTAAAATTATTTCTGAACCAATGTCAGAAGTGGGTAAATACCAAACTCGGCATTGACTGGTCTTGCGTGAATTGTTCTTTTATCAATATCATAATATCCGTAATAATTCATACCCGAATATGACGATAGCCACATTCCACCAGTGGTATCATAACCCAAGCCTGTTAAAGCTGTAGTAATTGGCTTATTTGCAAAGTATGGCAACTGTGATTCCATGCCTGAATTATCATAACAACCCGATGTAATATAATGTCCGAAAATCTCAGGCTCACTCGGTAATCTAAGCGAATAGGATGTATAGCTATCACTAGAACCATAGTTTTCCACACTTCTTCCACCACCATTGACATAAGTATAACTTGTGGCTGATTTGTTGATTTTAAGTGGCAATGGGTCTGAAAACTCAGCAAGATTATTTCCAAAAATATTTTTAAAATGTGCAGTATAAACAGGCATAACCTTTTGCTGAATGAAAGTTTGAGAGTATGCGTGAACATCACCTAAACCTGTAGCGTTATCAATAGCATTTGTTCCTATTGGTGAACCAAAAGGCATAAATGTATATGACCGTTTTCCACTTGAGGCTTTTGTAGTCCTAAGAAAATCCACAGCTACACATACAAAATATGTATCATACTCTACCGTTTTTGTACTTTCTTCGCCATTAACGATACAAGGAACATTTTCAATAGTTCCTTTTATTTTCAGTTCTGTACCAAGACCTAATTCGGAAATATCGCCACGATTTATTTGACCGAGAAGCCCATTTATAGCATCTGGATCATTACAATTCCATGTACCACCTGCGGCATGAGCATTACGATTTAATTTCTCCATGCGAACACAACTTTCACTCAAAATAGATATTTCATCTGTGTTTCTTTTAACTGAGCTAGTCAAATTTTCTATTTGACTTGTAATATCTGCCGTACCGTCATTGTTCATAAGCTCCGTTTGGTTTGCTAGTGGACTAAGCTTATTATCCGTTTTATTATATATACTTACGCTCATTTGGTCTTTCCACCACCCTCGTTATCCTCGCTTTCATACTTCTGCCCTGTAATTTCCTCGTACTGCTCAGGGGTTATCTTGCCCCTGTCAGCAAAGTCCTTTACCTGTTCAGCGGTGTACAGCCCTAAATCGTACAAACGTTTGACTTTCCTATACATCTTCCTTGTCCTCCTCTATCAGTGTATCGGTCATCAGCGCAGTATACAGTACCTGCGCTTCTAACTCATCAACCTTTGTGGCTTTCTTCGGCTGAAAGTCATCAGGGGTCAACCCTAGCTTGTCAGCCATTTTCTTTTGTAAATCCGTCATACGCTACCTCCTACTTCACTTAGTTTTACAACGTACTCTTCCTCTGATGGCACGGGTATGCAATAGCTGTCACCATTGCTGTTTTTGAACGTTATGCTACCGCCTGCTTCGACCTCAATGTTTCGCAGGAAATCATCTGGTATTAGGGTTGAAATATCGGTTACGATAGGGTTCGCTAATTCATAGTACAGGATAACACCCTGCATTGCCTGTTTAAATGCGGCGGCATCGGTGTAGGATTTATCAATAAATGCGATGTTCAGTGGATTATAATAGAAAAATTTATCTTTTTTTACTATGGCTGCGTCAATACCAGATGTAACAAAATCATAATGGCTACACAATCCATTATTACCTCGGTTGTTCACGTTTAAATCATTGGAAATAAAAACGTATATACTGTTGTCGACTGTCGATAATCTAGACGTCCAATCCAGCGTCCCCAAATCAACGCTGTTCACACACTGAACGTATCGTTTATTTTCATAGTCCACATAGTTTCGTGCCGTTCCTGCACTCCACCCGTAACCGTCTAAATTTTGGATTGCTTGTGGGATTGTGTATGATATAGGAGTATAGTACGGAGTATATGCAGTTGCAGTGCTTCCTTCATCTAGTTGGAAATTCTCGAAAATACCACTCATGCCACTTAATCGAAGCTCTATATACTGCCTATCATCAACTTTAGTATATTCAAGTGTGAAAGAAACTCTTTTCTTAACATTTAATTCACTTATGTTGATAGCGTCTTCTGGAAATCTTCCATTCACTAAAATCTGTAAAACAGGATTTTGAATAAGCATTTTTGTAGTAGTAAAGTCAAACGAAAATGTATATCTTTTTGACTGTTCCATGCCTTTTATACCTACGCAGAACCACCCGTTATTCGAATGTGCGATAACGCTTTCGGGGGCTTGTGACTGTGTTACAACAATTTTATTAGTTGGTTCAATTGTAGAAATTGTTGTTCCGTAACTATTGTTGAGTTTTCGCTCGTCATTTACGTTTAAGATTGCTATGCAGGAAAAGCCGTAACAGTCGAATAGGTTTTTACCTTGTTCTACCACGTTGTTAACGCTCATACTCATCAATTCGCCTTCGTTGTAAGGGTAATAACCGTTAGGGAACATTGATTCGAATTCCTCAACAGTGGAAGGCTCGTTGCCACTGCCAAACATTTGGGTTAAATCGAAAATCTGAATTTTAATTTTAACGTCATTGAAAACTGTGCCGACCACAAATCCGCTAATTCCAGTAGCCTTGCCTAGTGAAATTTCATGTTGTGTCTGATTATAAATCACAGTTGATGAACCACTGGTAATTGCAGGGGTTGAATTGCTTCGATTCAGAAAACCGAATTTCATACTTATGTTGTCAGGATTGTTCAGAATCAGCAGTTTGAATGCATATTTTCCTATCTTGTTCTGCTCGGGCGTGACATCTCTAAAATTGATGTATGATGCTGTTGTAGTTCCATTCAGGGTAATTGTTCCGTCAGAATCAGCGGTTGCAGTAATGCCATTGTTGATTTCTTTTCTTGGTTGAAAATTTTGGTTAAATACGATAGACCTACCACCCACTTTTTTCACCGACATCAGCTTCGCCCCAGTCGGCACAGCTTTCTGATATGCCGTATCTGTATCTGTTTCAAATTTATGCGTCACACCCTGACCTATGTCAAACAGTGCGTCCACACGCCTTTGCAGTTCCTTGTCTGTTAGTTTCACGTTAGCTATCTCAGCTGTATTTTCGGCAATCTTTGCAACTGCCGTAACATAATCTTCAGGCAAACTATCAGCCACCGCCTGCGCTGTCTGTGCAGCAGTTTCAGCAGCTTTGCGGTCTGTGGCGACCTGTGCGGCTATCTTTTCCATTTCCGCCTTATCGTATAAAATCACCGTTTTATCATCAGTGATATATACGATTGTTCCGTCTTTTATAGTGGATTTATCAACGGCTTCCCACTCGGCTTTTGTACCAATCCACTTTTCGCTTTCAACCTTATTGCCTAATTCGGTAACAGATTTTTTAGCATTAGCCGCCATACCTCTAGCAATAATATCTGTAGCCATAAATCCACCTCCTTAATATGTGATCGTTCCCCAAATTTTGTTTACACCCTTGACATTTTTAACAGTTACACTATAGTAACCACTAACATCTCCTGCATAAACATTTTCTGTTGTAATCGTATCAACTGTTGAGAAGTCGCTCAGATCGACCATCATAAGCACTTCCTCTGCACCATTCTGAGTCAGTTTTCCTACAACCTGAAAACTGCCAGTTCCCGAAGCCTGTACTTTAAAATCAGCACCAATGCCAACTTTCAGCTCAAAAGCTTTTCCGTTTTCATACAGGTTTCCGTTTGTAGCACAATACGCCATAGTTCATCTTCCTTTCGTATAAATAAAATATAACAAGGGCGAAGCTGTGTTACCTCGCCCTTTAAAAACAAAAATAATTAGTATTATTTAATAGCACTTGCAAGCTTCTTGATAAACTTCTCGCCTGCAATACTATTCTGCTTATAGCCCCACTTTTTCAGCAGAGCATTAACAGCCTTTTCAGTACCCTCACCAAAAATACCATTCTCGTCAAGTGTGACGTTGTGAAGTTTTCTTGCCTTAGCTATGATGAGCATTTCTTTTAGAGCAAGAACACCACTGGTCTTATCACCCTTTTTGTAACCAGACTTTTCAAGTGTTGGTAGCTTCTTTGTCTTAGTATATCCGTTCAGGTTTGCCGATTTTATTTTCGTGGGAAAATCTGTGTAGCAATAATCTACGTCAACACTAACCGCAATTCCGTCTATCTTGCCAATGCTAGAATACTGCCATATATCATGTTTATCATTGTAATTGCATTTGCTGTTATACTCGGCAATCCAAAGTGTATATCTCTTTGCTACATCAGAAGAGATATAATTCTGCAAAGGAGAACGACTCATATAAAGTCCAGCATAGTAGCCTGCCTTTTCGATCTCGCCACAAAATGCCTTTACGATAGAATCGCAAAATGCCTTACCTTTATTAAACTGTGAACGCTCCTCTAAATCAAAATAAATAGGGTACTCAAACTTTTTGCCTTTGATTACCTTGAGACAAGCCTTTGCCTCTTGCTTTGCTGCTTCTACTGATTGTGCATATGAATACCAATAAACACCACATGGAATATTGTTATTCTTACAACCTTTATAATTCTTTTCAAATGTTCTGTCAATCTGATTTGGATATGTGATAGCATCACCGTAGCCAGCTCTCAGTATGGCAAAGCTTACATTTCCTTTTACTTTAGCCCAATTAATATTGCCCTGATGTTCAGAAACGTCTATGCCCTTAATAGTCATATGTATACTTCCTTTCCAATTAATCTTCCTTTACAGGCAGTTTATTTAATTCGTCCACACAGTTATGTACAAAACTATTGCCACCAATAGACGAATAGCTTTCGTATAGCCTTGCGAGATTTTCCTTTTCATATAATGAAATACTATTTTCTTTCATTCTTGAATTATAAATCGCTAAAATAGAATTTCTCAGCGTAGCCTGCAAAGCCAAACTTTGTTTTTGTAACTCAGCTTCCATGCTTTGATTCTGTTCTACCTGTCTTTCCACTAATATTGTTAATTTATCTATTTTTTTATTTAGATTATCTTTACCACTTGTTTTTGAAATCCACCCTACAAATCTATTTCTTATTGGCTTAACAATAATTGTTATCAGTGCCAAAATGGTCGTAATGCTTCCACAGTAGGTAGCAATTTCCTTAACTGTGTTCATTTACTCACCGCCACCATTCTTAACCTCGTCAATAAAATCTGTGAGTGATTTATAATTCATATCCTTAACAGCACTTTCAAGCAAGATAACAAGCTCTACATCGGAAATCTTAATGCCCTTTTCTTCAAGCAGGGCAAGCATGGTTTCTTTAGCCTTTTCAAGCTTTTCTGTGCCGTGAACGTCTTTATAAATCTGTTCTATATACTTAACCGTTGTAGCCGCCACATCTTTCTTAATGCTGTCATTTGCGATTTTTGTATACTTCGATTTTACAAAACCGACAATAGCCGTCATAACCGCTGTTAAAATTACAGGCAAATACTCTGTAATCATCTGAGTAATAATCTCTTTCATAACTTTTCCTCCAATAATAAAAGAGGGTTGTTAGCCCTCTTTCTATTTAAGTATTATTTTTATATGTTTTTTATCAATACGTTTGATAACCCTATAACCACTATCTGACTTGGTTGCCACGCCATTCACACTAGCCGTACAATATCCGTTGACCTTGCACGTTCCGTCATCTTGAACTACTAACTGTCCTAACAAGCCAACTTTGTCATACTCTTTTCTAGCCCCACGAGGAACATATTCAAGCGTATCGTTATAGCTTTCGTTCAATATAAGATTGTGTGACTCGTCATAAATCAACCGTCCATAAACATCTGTTTTATACTTATCATGCCAATCTAATTCAGCAGAGTTACCAACAATAGATGGGTTGGCTGATATAACACCAAGGATATAGTCACCCTTATTTGCAAGTTTGATTTTATCACCGTCAAGCGTAACGAATAATCCAACTCTGTCTTGATTTTTAGTGTTACCGTCAAGCCATTCAAAATATTCGGCATAGTCAGCGCCATTAGTTTTGTATGCACCGCCAGCATAAACATTGCCTGAAAAGTCCACTTGCATTGCAGAATTTTCAGTTAGAGTACCATCTTCTTCTTGACCGTTCCCTATATTAAATAGTATACTTGCATTTTCCGAGCTTTGATAAGTTGGTGCTGCATTAAAACCTATAACGGTTTGGTAATCTGCCGTGGCGTTATTCCATGAACCTGCGACAAGACATCCATCATAATTAAGAACCTCATTTTGATCTCCAAACACGGCGTTATATTTTGCCATTTGGTCTTTAGTTTTGTTACCCTTAACAATATTCCATGTGCCAACTACAATACTACAAGCTACACCATCTAGCATATTATATTTACCATTAACATATGTATCACGAGAATTGGAAACAGTATTTTCTGCACCACTGCAATCAACTGCCACACTATATTTAGACGTATTCCGCGTACCGCTGACGTGATTAGAAAAACCACCAACGCTAGTATTATTAAAACCTGTTAAGGAATTTAAACTGCTATTTTCACGAAGATAGGGTGCACCGCTAGTGCCAGTTTTCATGCCTGAAAAATCAATATAATTATTGCTGTCATAACTGTACTCATAACAATGATTTGCTTGACCTTCAACATGGTTATAATCACCATGAGCGATATTTTCAAGATAAATAATCTGCCCTGTTCCACCAGGGGGTATATAAGAATCGCCATAGTAATTAAACTTTTCTGAGATGTGTCTACTACCATTACTATCAACGTATTCAACAAATCGTCCTACACTAGAATTTTGACTTCCTAGAGGTATAGGTTTGCCATTCCTAATAGCAATGTAGCCAGCGTTTATACCACCACCACGGAAATAGATCCACACACTGTCTCCCATGCTTAAAATCTCACCTGATTTATTCAGAAAAGATTTTTCAGCACCATTATACTCTAATAGCGAAACAATGGCTGTACAATTTGTAGAGTCGTAGCTTTTAACTGTTCCATAGGTATAACCAAGTGTTTTTTTATTATCTTGACTTTCCTTAATCAGCTTATTCATTTTAGACATTCTGTACACCGCCTTTACTAATAATCAGCTAAAACCATTTTACAGTTACCTACATATTTAACACCATTCATTGTAAATTTTACAACAGTTCCGTCAGCAGGAAACACACTGTCTTGTCCCATATAAACATAGAATATTCCGTCAGTTTTAGCAGCGTATTGCCCCTCAACTGTGCTATTCAATGGTATATTAAAATCAACTTGTGGTACAAGGTTCGTACCGCCATTGTGCAAACTTTGACTAAACATATTATATAAGCTTGCCATTTTACTTCCTTGATGTCCTGAGTTTGCTGTTGGTGTAAAGAAACCTGTAATTTCTGTATTGTCAGATAGCTTTCTCATTTTTGCAATAGCCCCACCTAATACATAGTCATTATCTTCACTTTTAAACAAAATCAACATTCCCCGACTTGTAGTATACAACATGACACTATCAAACTTGTTATAGGCGAAGCTGACATAATCAGCATATGGTGACGTTTTAGTAGAGTCATATTCACCACACCCAGCCCAGTAACGTGATTTTGCAGGGTCAAACATTATTCTAAAGTACGTTGTATTATCAATCCAAAATGTCAAAGTGTTATAATCGGTGGACTCACTATCAGGATAATTTGTTTCAATTTTACTCCAAGTCCATTTATCTTCAAAAAATGTTTTAAGGTCTGCAAACACGGTTTCTGATGAAGTTTGATTTGGTATGCAAGTATAAGTATTTATCATTAATTATCACCGTCCAATTCTGCATTACCGCTTATTCCAATAGATCCACGAGCGTTAGTATTTGTTTCGTTCATATCAACATAATTGATGTTATGTTCTATACAGTATTTTACAACAGGCAAACAATTTGCGTTTGTAGTATCTGTTATACCATTTCCATATGTGAAAATAGTTCCGACTTGTACGTTATCAAGGGTACTAAAATCGGTCATAGTTAAATTATTATATTTCCCAGTTTCTATGTTGAAAGAAGTATGGAAAATAATTTGACCCACACTTTGACATTTGATTGAGTCGTTAGCCAAAATGCAATCATTTGGAATGGAAATGCTGTTTGCAAAAGCAACCTGAATGGCATTGCTCATGATTTCCGTTGTACCATTTGCTACTACAATATCTGACCTACTCATTGGAACACGGCAGAGTTTATTCCCTTGGTAGAGGTTATTCTCAACGACTCTGAAAGTAGTATTAGAACTATTCACAGTAAACTTGTTTAATTTCGGACAATTATTAAAACCTGTAAAGCTAGCCAACGAATTTCCAATAACAACTGTTGTCAACGCAGAACAATTATTCACACCTGATACGGACAAAGCCATATTTGGAATATAAAATGCTGTAATAGTATTGTTGTTTAAGCCACCAATTTCTTTTACTTTTCCGTCACTCATAAATGATAGGCTTCTAAGTTTAGGACAATCGTTAAAACCATTCATCTTTTCACATGAACTTTCAATTCTTAATGTTGTCAGATTGGGCATATCGTTACAACCCTCAACGTCAACCACATAGCCTGTAGTCGCTGAAGTTAATGAGGCTAAATTATTCATACAGTTCTCAGGTATAACTTTTAAGCTTGTACTATTTATCATTGGCAATTTTGTCATATTAGGCATATTGCAGAACGATCCGCTTTCAAGCGTGATACCATTGCTGTCGGTCACATTACCATAAATTACAACATTAATCATATTACCACTATAGCCATTAAAAGCGTTTTTAGGTATTTTAGTAGTACAATTACCCGATTGCAAGTCCAAACTTAAATTTATGTTTGCCGATGTATTACTTGCGAAACCATCGGTATCGTTAATATTAGTAGATCGCCCAATTTGTATACTTTGAAGACCAGATAAATCTCCATCAATACCTTTACCCATAAGATAAAATCTTCCCTGTACTGTCGCAGGATAAATAATTAAACTTGTCGTCTCTTTGTTTACATACACTACGCATTTATTTGTAGTTGCCGCTTTGATGTTTAAGTTTCCAACAACATGACTTCCTTTTAGTATCTCGTTTTGTTTTATTTCTTCGATACCTGTTTGTCTATCAACTGAAACCATTGGTACGAAATTCAAGGTGTAAGGTAGTTCCAAACCGTTAACGAATGTGCTATTAGCAAGAAACGATTCGGGGTGTGAAATATCACAGTATGCTGTAGGAAATTTAATATTAGCAAGTTTTTTACAACCTGACAACACACCCTTACTGGTCAAGATGTTTGTAAGATTAGTAGGAAAAACAAAGTCTGTCATATTCTCAAATCTGTTTCCCATAGGCGAAGTGAGGTAAGTGGCTTTTACTTTGGAGCAATCTATCTTTGTAGTTGTTTTTTTACCAAAAGCATTGTCAAAGTTAGTTAAATCATCACTCTCAGACACGATGGTTGTATCGTGTGTACCCAAAGAATAATTCTTTTTAAATGTTGAAATTGTGTTTGTATTACGTCTAACTACTTCATTGTCATCATAACGTATTAAACAACGTGATGGTGACATAGATTGAAATTCTACCGTACTATCTGCCGACAATGTATTGGTAACTGTAACTTCATTTCCTGTTATCCACTCTGCAGTAAGTGTTGTGTTGCTATTTGGTATAGTGTACACGTCACCAAAATTATATCTATTGCCTTGACTATCCGTCCATGCAAGTAACTTATTTTCATTATACATATCCCCACCTTGTAAAACGATTTGTTTATTAGGGACTTGTTTTACATTTTCATAAGTAATGACATTGCCATTCTTGTCCTTGCCACCATTCGTGTTGTAAGATATTGTCACTGTATTACTCGAAGTTTCACAGTAAATCGAAATGCAATCTGTATCAAATGGTAGCCACTGTAGATTAGTGGCTTCAATACTCATTTCAGTAGCCGATAAAGGCATTGTAATAGAGTTTACGATAAATAACTGTTTGTCAAAATTATAATAACCATTGCTAACCCTAACGGTATTATCAACATTCAAATGTGGAGTGATCGGCAGATTGTAGCTAATACCTGTACTCATGCAAGTATGTTGCAATAACATATATTCGGCTTGTTGCCTACACTTTTCCTCTCCGCTTTCTTCACTTGTATCTCCTAGGGGTATATAATAAGTACCACCGTCCAAACCCTTATAACCAACAGCATTTATATTTACAGGTGATTGTGGGTTTTCATTTTTAGCTGTGTACGAATAAATTTTACCATTTGTATTGTCTGTTGTAACTGTGATAATGTTTACACCGTCATAATTATAAGTATAATTAATATCCGTTTCTGTAATTTCGGTTTCACTCAATTCAAATTGTGGTGACAAATGACGATACCAAGAAGGTAAATTATAGTTGAAAACTCTTTCCATTCTCAATCTACCATTAACATCGTAATAAATGTTAGCACCATACATTTCGGCAATCTTGTCGAAAATTTCACCAAGATAACCGCCCTCATCAACTACAATATCGTCATACAGAGTTACATTATAGAAAATAGGGTCAATAATAGGCTCAACAGGGTCGAGAGGTATATTATTACCCAAATCAAGCATAAGCGTGTCCTTAATTAAAGTCGCAATATTCGTTCCTTTTTTAGAATTAGTTACACTAGCCTGATACTCGACAAGACACATTCTTGAATTTAATGTTCCGTCAAGAAAACCATATTTATCAACACCCTCAACATTTAATCGTCTACCATTAGAGTTTGCTGACTTTGTAACAAAAACACCTTGCGGAAACCAATAAATATTCTCATCAACTTGCAATCCAATAAAGATTTTGAATTTTCGATTGTACCAAAATGGACTATTTTTTTGAGGTATGTATTTGCCACTTCTATCAATAATAGATAAAGAGCAAGACCTACGACAGCCTTGCTCTTTATTAATCGTTATTGAACCATCTGTAGAAGATAAGTCGCTTGTTATTTCACCAATAGCACCTTCATAGTGTGATAAAATTTCCATTTTAACATACATTTTTCGCATTGGCTTATGTAACTCGGCAAGATAAGCATCATCTATTTTACTATAATAATCCATAATACTTCCCTACCTCCTATCTAATAATTATCACATCGTTTATATCTTCAACTTCAATCCAATCATACTTAATATTAGTCAACCCTAATACACTTGTGCTATCATAAATTCTAGTAGGGTTATCTGAGATATTTATAATCCAAACATCGCCCTTGTGAGATTTTAGCATAAAATCATTCTTGCCTTTAATAAATTTAGTCCATGCTTTTACTCTGTCAATATTATCGACTATTTGCCCATCAGGGCAATTAATTGTTAAAAGATCAGCAGAGAAAGAACCACTCTCATAATCTGTTACTGTTCTAGTTGTTTTTGGCTTAATACCTGTTCCTGTGTGTACTGCAAGACCAATATTTGATGTAATATCATTATCGGTCATACCTGTTATAAACTCCCAACACTCAGAAATAGCATAATACTTTTTGTTATATTTTGTACCCAAATCGGTTAAAGAGTATATAAACCAACCGTCCTTGTCTACCGATACTTGCTTTGATTTATATGGTTTGTAATCTCCGTAGCAAATATAATATTCATAAGTCTGCTTATTACCAACCGTTGTGTCAAAAAAGCTCTTTGTATTAGTAGTGCCAAGAAAAACGTAATCTTCTTCATTTACGTTACGTCTAAAAATCTTTGCAGTACCACTAAGAGTTGTGTTCCACGACAGCATTGCTATACGATTATTAATCATTAGACAATTAAAGTTGTTTACTAAATCACCTAACTCGTTGCCTTGGAACGATACTCTTTTGCTAAAATGATACATTTTATCGTCAAGTGTCATAATCTCACTAACAATACAATATGAATTTCCTGCTTGCATAGCATAGAAATCATAATTGAGTCTGAAATTATAAATTGCAGGACTCTCGCCAATCAATTTCTGCGTTTCGCTATAAACAGTAAATTTTGCACCTTTCACAAACTGAGTATTTGCAGGACAATAAATTATAGCCATTCCAGTAGCAGTATTGTAGTTAGAAATAAAACCATTAATACCTTCGGTAACATGACCTTCTGTTCCACTAGGCTCTACCTCTATAGTAATACACTTATTTACTATATTTTCACCTATACTTTTACCAAGATTGACCTGAGTTGTATCATTTGTGCTGTCCTGAATAGTTCCGTCATAGACCACATTTGAATTAATTATCTGATACAAATAATACTTATAATACTTCAATCCGACATGATTAGGGTGTGCATACGTTGTTTTACAATGTATTGGTCTGGTAGAATTGTTTTCATTTACTTCAACCGTAACAATACAATCAGGGTCATTTCTGCATTTTACATAATGCGGTTTATCTATGAAGTAATTAGTAAATATCCTAAATTCAGTGCCTACTGTTGGTGCATTTGTAAAAGCAGATTTCAATGTAACCATGCCTGTTTTGTAGTCATACTTTTCAATAAATCTACGTTCCTCACCTATCTCCATGTATGCACCACCAACTAGGTAATTTGAACCGTCAGCACGTTCATAATAATAAGCGTCTTTCAAATTGCCTATTTCCTTGTTTATATAAAATGATGTTGAAGAACCTGCTCTCTGAACTTTTCCACGGCAGAAATACATATCATACAAACCAACACCATCTCCATATTGAGTGTCGTCAGCTATGGTTGTAGGGTCTGTTTGAAAAAGAATGTATTGATATTGGTAGTCATGACCGTTCTCAGCAATATCATTAAAAACTAACTCATTAACACCAACTTTATCACCATTGTAAAAGGTGTTTATGTCACCACCCTTTGGAAAATAAGAGTGATTAACCTCACCTGTTTTAAGGTTTGTGTACTCGCATAATGCCCAACGCATAGCCGAACCTGCTGTACAATTAAACTGATAACTGAAATGTGGCGCACGATCATATTCACCATTTGTGTCCTTATGTTTATCTATCTTTACAACCTCATCATCAGGAAATACCAATGTAGGAGTCATAATCATTTTTTCTTCACCTCTCTTATTTTCCAAAAGATAAGAGCCACTAAATAATTAATGGCTCTTTATTACTTTTGCATTTATTTAATAATTTTTGCCAACTATTCTATCCAAATCAGCCTGTTGCAGATAAGCGTTCATCTGCTCTAAAAATGTTGTGCCGTCTGTTGTATTAACAGTATCGATCTGAAATATGATAGTCTTATTGTTTGTGTCATTTCTATTTTGAATATTGTTTGGCGAGGACATTTTTGTCCTTACCAAATCTGTTATGCCGTTATAAATCTTATCTCCAATATAATTGACAAGGTTATCCGTATTAGCCACAAGGTTGTATAGCTTTCTGCCTTGCTCTGAATTGAAGATAGTTTCAACTGCATTTGGCTTTCCATGAAGTTGAGCAAGCCCTGTATAATCATCAATACCACCTGAACGATATGGCTTAATAATGTTGAACTTACTCTTTAAAGCGTTAAGAATAGCTGTTAATGCACCCTTGTTCTTACCAAGCATAGGATTAGCCAAAAGTTCTGATGAAACCATTTTGCCATACAGCTCAGATTTTAACTGTTCTGCTTGTGCTTCATCAAGCCCTGTTCCAACAGTTTCACCGTCATATTGAACAAGATATAAACCATTCGATTTAGCACCCTCAACAGAAATATCAGAATAGTCAAGAGCTTCCCTAGCACGTTTTTTACAATCCTCTAAGAACTTAGTCCTACCTTCCATAGTTTGCATTTCTTTTTCAGAAACGTTTGTCAACTGCTTTATGTAGTCTTTGTTCTTATTCGTAATATCCGTAACATAATTCGATAAAGCTTCTTTTTCTTTCTTGTATGCCTCAATTTCTTTGCTTTTAGCCGTTATCTCTTTGTCAACGCTCTCAATTTCCTTTTCAACCTGATCTGAAAGTTGAGAACGATAAGATTGGTATTTGCTTGCAAAGTCATTAAGAATATTTGTGTCTTGCTGTGCTATTTTGTCCGTCCAATTAACACCTAAAATATCTTTGGCAAGCTGTTCATTTTCTGTATTAGTAGAGTTGTTGATAAGGTCTTGCCACTGTTGTTTATACTTATCCCACAATGAAGTTTCCTTATCACGCTGCTTTTCAAGGTCAGATACACGTTTATCAGCACTAGCCTGTTCATATTCCTGCTGTGCCTTGTTTACTTCCTCGGTATTGGTTTCCAAATGCCAACCACTAGCTTCAGAATAAACATTTACCTTTTTCTTTTTAGCATTTTCAAGATTATTTAGCTTTTCCTGTAAGTCAATAGTATCTTGCTTTTCTTCATTAACAGCTTTAATGGCATCAATTTCAGCATTATACCTGTCCTCAATAGCTGATTTCTGCTCGTCAATATAAGACTCCACTGTGTTTGCAACAGTTTCATACTGAGAAATAATATTATCAAGTTGAGTTTTTTGTTCTGTAAGAATATTCTTTTGTTCTTCGAGAACATCTTTCTCGTCCTCGGCTTTATCTATAAGATCATCAAACGTTTCCTCATAAATTTTCTCAATATCGTCTACAGACAGTTTAACTTCAGAAATAGAAGAAGCTATCTCTCCAAGTTTTTCAAGGCTTGCGATAAGACCTTCTACATTAGCCTTATCATTGCCATTCGGTAAACTGTTTGATAGTTCTTTTAATCTGTCTGTTAATTCTTTAGGGTTTTGTCTTATCAGTTTCTTAACTTCTTCTGTCAGCTTTTCCGTGTTGCCTGAGAATTTAGCCAAGTCAGGATATGATTTAAACAGTTCAACTAAATCACTATCCGAAATACTTCCGTCTTGCAGACTTGTTAAAGTATCTTTAAGTGATTTTGCTTTATTCTGAACTTCGTCAATATCGTCCGTCCACTCAGAAATATCAAAAGTCTCTGTTGTTAATTTTGCAGGTAAAGTTTCAAAGAAAGTATTAACATAGCTAATTAAATCCTCATCACCATTAGCCAAGTCAATTAATTTGTCCTTGTATTTCTGAGTCAATTCATAAAGTCTATCAACATCATCAATATTTTTATTTGCTACAGCATGACTATAACTTTTAGTGGCTTTCTGTGCTTCATCAAACGCTTTACTAAAAGCCTCACTTGTGTTATAGTTTTCAAGTGTTTTCTGAATTTCGTTGTATTTATCAACGGCATTGGAAAGTTTATCATACTCCTCTGTTGTAGTGGCAATTTCTTTTTGCAAGTCAGCCAACCACTTGTTACGATTATCGTCTTTTGAAATGTTTGCCCATTTCTCAGATAATTCATCATAAACCTTTTGCATAGTATCAATACGTTCTTGCATTGTACCTGCAAAAAGTAAATTATCATAACCATTAGTGCTTATACCGACATTGTTATACTTTTTGAGAATTGACTCTATTTCTTTTTCGTAACTACTCCAATCACCATAACCACGAGAGCCGACCTTGTTAATATCTGCATTAGAATTATAGCCACTAAATAAGCCATCTGTTACATAGACTTGTCCTTTACCACCATAATTGGCATTGCCAAAACCTTTATTAAAAGAGCTTCCCTTTTTTAGTTTCTTTTGTGCTAAATCATAGGCTTCTTTAATACTCAGCTTTCTATCTTCATCATCAGGATCAGTAATATCTGACTCTTGATAAAGTTCACTCTCAGCCTTTTCTTTTTTCCATTCTTTGATTTTCTTAATATTTTCAGACATTTTGCCATTAAGTAAATCAAGGCTCTTAGCTTCATTGCCATACTTATCAATTAAGTTGTCCTGAATAGTATTCAAATCGTCTTTAACAGTTGACAAGTCATCTGTTGTCGCAACCAAAGTTACATAACGATTTACTAATTCATTTACTGACTTGTTTTCTTCATCTAATTTGTCAATAGAGTCAGAGAAACTACTTGTGAACTGAGCCAAGCTTTCTTTTGCATTATCTGCACCATTGACAATATTATCAAAAAGTGTTATAATCTTATCAATAGCCAAACCTATGAGCAGACCGACCGCCATGTTGCCAACAGTTGACAATATTTTCATGCCAGCGGCAGCAAGTTTGGAAGAAGTTGCAACACCCTTTAAAGAAGCGGATAATATTTCTTCTGATACTGCTGCACCATTAGCACTTCTAGCAACATTGAGAGTTGTTTCGGAACAGCCTTTCAAAGCTATTGACTCAGCTTCAGCTACAGATTTACCCTGTGCCAAAAGGTTATTAAACTGATGGACATTTGCCACTTCATTTGTAGGAATTAAAGTTATATCCGATTTATTATGAAGTAAGTTCTTTAAATCTGAAAGTTGTGTTATAGTCTTGCCTAATATGCTAATATTAGTCTTGCCACTGCTCTCGTTTTCAACTGTTTTAAAGACCTTAACAGTTAATTATTTATAGTTTTGATATAAATTTAAAGGAGAATAGCTATGACAAATAATCAAGAAAACACAAATAATTTAGCTAACGAAAATACCTCATCTACTAATAATGAAACTACCGAGCAAGTTCATTATTCCATTGGTAGAATTGTATTTGTCATTATATTTTTATTTTTTGCCATTTGGGGGCTAATTGACAAAATATCCGACATTTCACACTACGAAAAAGACTACAGCCAAGAAGCCTACACAGCGGCTAAATTCTATGTAAACAAACAGTTAAAAGCCCCTGCCACGGCAGATTATCCAATGTATGATAAAAACTTTATTACACATCATAATGATAGCTATACCGTATCATCTTATGTGGACGCTGAAAATAGCTTTGGTGTTAAGGGCAGATTGTACTATACTGTTACTATGGAACGTGACGGCAAGGATTGGACTAACGTAAATGTTAATTTGAGGGAATAGATAATGAGTACGAGTGTATGAGTGTACGCAAGTGTACAAATGGGCGAAAGTTTATAATGTGTGTTTAGGTATAACAAAAGCTCCGATATTCTCGGAGCTTTATTTATGCTGTATTCTATTTGTTTTTTTGCCTTTAATGTTTTTTCAATTTTTAGCACGTCTGGAAATATCAAATGTGAATTTTTATTATGTACTAAAGCAGACACCTTTGTAGCCTTAGACACTATTCTTTTATATGTCATATAATCAATGGCTACTGGTACACCTAAATGTTGATATTCGTCCTTTACATAGTCATCAGTGACAGGACACATATTTTGAATTAAAAACGCTCTTTCTGCACCAAGCACTTCCCCAAAATCAATGGTATCGCATTTCCCATTCTTGTCAATCTTCTTATCATATATTTTTCTATATTTCTCAACTTGCGAAGATATTGGAATAGCCCAATAAATACCGTTATCAGATGTGTTTATACAACAATAGCAAGGGCGACCATGTACTTCACCATCAACAGTTTCATGATTGCTCATAAGCTTATCGTCATTGAAATCTTGATAATATTGATTGTCCAAAAAATAAAAATGTCCAACTTCCATTAATTTATGCCCCTCAAAACAAATAGTCCCGCTCTAGGCGAGACTATATTTGAACTAGACTATTTATTAGTCGCATATCTAGCAGCGACAAACATTTGAAGTGTTCAATCTCTTGAATCATTTCTTTACTATATTATATGACATTAACGACAAAAAATCAATATACAATATGTACAAAGTTTCAAGCTAAAAATTAGTGAAAATGTCAATAACAAAAGACCCTAGAGAAAATCTAGGGTCTTATTCTATGTCTATTCATTTGCTGCGTTTAGTAACTCGTTGTCACCCTTGCCGTTTTCCATTTTAACCTGATCTGACTCAAGCAAAAACTGAACATAATTTTCAAGAATAATATCAATATCATCTTTATGTAGTTCACCAATTTTTCTTCGGAACTTACTGTTATCCAACGATACGGTTTTGGAAATTCGTGCTACAGACTCATGCTTTAATCCTGCCTCTTGCCAATGAGTAATAGGTACATCATATTTATCGGCTTCTCTCACTTCATGACTTGTCACTTTAATTGACAGTACACACAAAGGTTGCACACTCAATATAATAACAGGTCTATCCTTTGAGATATTTTTATCTTCAAAGGGAAAATTAGCGTACCACAACTCCCATTGTTTCTTCGCCATTTATGTCACTTCCTATCGTCATCGATTTTTGCATAATTATCGTAGATTTTATCATTCCACTCATCATCTTTGTTTATTGTCGGATTGTGCGGTACATTACTCAGTATAAAATCTAAATTGGCTGTAATAAATTGATTAAATTCCTCAATCGACATCTTAGTATTCTGTACATTTATTGTTTTAGCCATAAACCTCACCTCTAAATTTTGAAATAATTTTATACCTTTGTGTGTAGTTGTCAATTAAAATGAAATACTTATAGTTTAATTTTCAAGTGATTTCCTAATATCTTCGTCCCATGGCTGTCCGTTAAAAGTCGAATGTTTCATCATCTCTCTTGCCTGTTTTTTTATTGTTGAAATAACTGCTGCGGAGGACTTGGAATTAATAAATTCGTCCGCTTTATCTTCTCTAACAACGAAGGCAAGATTTACAGGTTTACTCATAACTGCCATATCTATCAACTGCTACTCAAAATATGGACAAATATATCCATATCGAGAAAATTCCTGCTTCAACCTATATGCTTTTGTCATAAGACTACTCACAAGTTCTTGTATAGTCCACAGGCGTAAATTCCCGTATAGCCTACGGTACATACCTACGTTAGCTTGTTTATGCTATCTTGTAGGTTTGACAATCTCGCAAATTAAGACTTGCATTATAATCTCTATCCTCTGTATAACCACATTCACAACAATGGTATGTTCTATCCGATAATTTCAAATCAGATTTGATACAACCACAATTATGACAAGTTTTGCTAGAAGGATAAAATCTATCAACGACTCTTAACTCAATCCCATATTCGTTACACTTAGCAAGTAGCTTTGTCCTAAATTCAAAGAACTTTTGCTGTGCGATTGATTTGGAGAGATGTCTATTCTTCATCATACCTGATATATTTAAATCCTCAATAGTAATCCACATTGGCTTGGTTTTCACCAATTCGGATATTACCTTATTGATATAATCTGTTCTTATATTGTCAAGTCTTTGATGAATTTTCTGTACTTTTAACTTTTGCTTTTGGATATTTTGTCGAGTAGCTACTCCTTTCATATTTTTATTAAGTTTCTTATAGCTTTCGTATTTCCTCGATAAGCTACGTTGCTCACGTCTAAGTTTCTTTTCAAGTTTCCTTATTTTAGAACTCTTGTTGTCATTCTTGTAAACTTTTCCGCTTGAACAAACGGCAAAATCTTTAAGACCTAGGTCTATTCCTATTCCAAAGTCATTTAAAACAGGCTTTTGATGTTCCTGTTCTTCGACTAAAACCGACACATAGTATTTTCCCGCTTTGCAAGATACTGCTCCGCTTTTGATCATATGTGTTTTGGGGTTTGTAGGAATATATCCTTTTTCTTTTAATCTTATCCAACCAAGGGTAGGAATCTTAATTCTGTGCCTTTCACATTGGATAATTACTTTAGCGTCTGTTTTCACAAAGTACATTTTTACATCTGCCTTGGTCTTCTTCTTGAACTTAGGAAAATGCGATTTTCCCTTAAAGAAGTTCTTGAAAGCTCTCTCCGCATTCATAATGCTTTGTTTAACAGATTTGCTGCTAACATCTTTTATCCACTGAAAGTCAGGGTTATTAGGTATAAATTCATTGTTGAGCCACTTAGAAAAAACCATTCCTGACACAAAACGTTTTTCAATTTCATATATATCTTTATTGTAAGCAAGATAGAAATTGTAAACGTACCTGCATACTCCGATAGTTCGGTTTATATGCTGCTTCTGCTCAGGCGTTGGGTCTATTTCTGTTTTGTAGCTCTTTAGCATTTCTCATCACCTTTTATTTGTTTTTTATTTATCAGTGCTTTATTGAATTATTTTTCTCCATCTTTTTACGTACATTCTTTTTGTTATTAGTTTCTCCCATTTGGTATCACCTCTATTACATTATAGGAGTGAACACCTAAAATATGCGTGTGAATAATAAATTATGCGTTTAACGCATATTTCTATTATTAGTATACCCATTTTGGGAACTAATGTCAAGCCATATATTGGCTGCATTAACAAACATTATGTAAATATAAATGTAAAATTTTTATTAACGAACAAATTTAGTGTTGACATACGCAAATGAATAGTGTAAAATAAATCACTATGCAAAATGATTAATAACAGTTTTATCCCACCCTTACTGTTAAAGGGCAAAACTAAATAAATGAGGGATAATTCATTTTTTGAAACGCTATAGGTGTTACCTATAGTTGGAATACACCTTTATCTTGCCACAAGATAGTTACCGTCTACTCTCTGAACCTAGTCCGTATCTCCCGATAGGGGTTGGCTGCTGACCTGACATTTTTAACAACACTTAGCACCTATTATAATAGTATAATAGGCTTTTATCTCAGCATATGTCATCTTTGCTATTGTTTCCGAGTTTCCTCACTCTTATAATGCCATTGCTATAAGTAGTCGCAAAGCTTTAGCCGTTCTCAGCAATTTGGCAACCTTATTTTAAAACGTGTGTGACCTATGCACATATAGTTTGTGGCTGTGCATAAGTTGGCATCTTTAATAATTGTTTACCTACGTTTTTGAATGATAATCCTGCCATAACGGTAGGAATAAGTGTTTCTAAAACACCGAATTTACTAATTAGATTATCAAGAACATCAATAATTTGTGTGCCACTGGTGATACCAAATTTAACTAAATCGCCATTAATCAGAGTAGCTGACAAATTTTCAATACTTGTCTGAAAACCTTGCACTCTTCCTTGGATAGAATCAAGGTATTTTTCATACTCTGACATAGCAGACCCAGCAGAGCCTATTGAGTCATTAACAATTTTATCCGCTTGACTCATATTCGTAAGCAATGCAGTAATTGTATTGCCTCTTTGCTTGCCTGCGATTTTCTCTATGATAGCGGCTTTTGATGTATCAGTAAGGTCATTCCAAACATTGGCGATACCTTTCATGATTTCATAGGTACTCTTAAAGTTCTGAGAGTCCTTCATTATATCAAAGCCACCTGTGCCATTTACGTTAGTAAGAGCTTTAATATCTTCCCTCAGTTTTGAGGTTGATACTGCCATGCCCTCTGTTGACTCGCCTGCATCTTCAAGTTCTGTTTTTGCTCCACGAAGTCGCATTGACAGGACTTTCAAACTATTTCCCGCTTCGGCTGCGTCTCCAGTTATTTCTGTAATGGCTGTACCCATTGCTATTGCTTGGTCTAGTGTATTTCCTGCTACGCTCAGTGAAGATACTGACCTTGACAACATATCACCAATGTCACTTGCTGAAACAGCATACTTGTTTGATATTGCGTTAAACTTATCGACAATATTAATAGACTCATCAACTGTCATGTTATAGCTTTTCATAACTGTTGTTAGGTCTTGTACTGCTGTTGCATTATCTACTTCACCAACAACTGAATAAATACCTGAGTTTGTGGCAAGTGTTTCAGCTTCATCTAAACTATAACCACGTTTGCCCCATTCTGCGGTTTGAGAAATAAGATCAGATAAATCAATCTTTAAATCTTTAGCCTTTTGACCTATATTATCAAAGAACTCGGCATATTGCTGATTTGTGTTATCAGTAACCTTGCGCAATTCTGTCATAGCTGTATCAATGTCTACAACATTATTATAAAACTTAACGGCTTCTCTTGATATGCCTGAAATCACAGTAGTTAAACTCATCCAGCTTGTGAATTTTAAAGCGTCCTCTTTAATCTTATCGAAAAAGCTTAAACCATTCACACCTGCTGCCTGTGCTTCAGAACTCATTGTCCTAAAACTACGATTGATTCTATCAACATTGGCTTTCAAATCGCTCGCAGTTAAATCACTAGCATTAAGCAACTTTTTGAGTGAAGCTATCATATTATCAGTTTCAACCTGATATGTGCCGCCATTAAAAGTATTCTTGCTCATGGCTTTAGTATTAGCCTGTTGCCATGTCTGAATTGTGTATATTAACTTTTTAATGTTCTGCTTTGTAGCTTCTATATTCTGTTGTGATTTATTGCTAGAAAAACTAGCTTTATAAGCTACATCTGCCCTCTTCAACTCATTTGTCAATTCATTGAGTTTAATACGATATTCGTCTAATGCTTTAGGATCGCCACCTACATTAGACAAACTTGTTTTTAACTCATTAAACTTTTCTTGAAACTCTCCATTAAAAATAGGCGACTCTTTCCACTTTGTTTCTAAAGTGGTGAGATTTTGCGTAAGTCTAGCTACATTATTTTCTGTTTTAGTAGAGGTAGCTGACGATTTATCAGCAGAACGAGAATTGGCTAATCTAAGTTCTTCCCTACCAATGTTTATTAATTCATTCTTTTGTCTTTCAAGTTCTTCTGTAATCAGTTTCTTCTTTTTAAGCTGCCTTTCGTCATAAGAAACTCTACTCTCAAGATTTTTAATCTGTCTTTTTAACTCAACATTTTCTTGCTCGCCAGCATTGACCTGTTGCTTTTTAAGCTTATTAATCTGTTTGATTTCACCAAACATCTTATTATAATAATGAGCTTGCTGTTGTGCCTCAGAATTATCAGATTTTTCAAGTAACTGTAAATTCTTTATTTCGGTTTCTGCTTTTTTAACCGAAACAACTAACTCACGATATTCTTCAGACCATTTTTCATTTCGCCCAAATTGATTTTCGGTTTCATTGACCTTGTTTAATTGGGAATTTAAGTTACTAATTAACTCGGAAACCTCTGACGGTTGTTGTTTAAGTTTTGAAAAACTATTTGATATTTCCTGTATTGTTGCAGGCATTTTAGCCAAAGTATTTTCGGCATTTGTAGTTTCATTAAAAGAACTTGTAAGAGATTTTAAATTTTGCCTGATATTGCTTGCAGTAGTTTTTAATGAATTGAATAGTTTATCAACCTCTGCAATAGAACCACCCTTGCCAAGATTGTCAATAGCAGCATTAACGGCATTAATTTCATTTCCTATACCCGATTCAATACCTTTATTCGCTGACTTAAATGCCGAAAGTTTAGCGGTATAATCCGACTTAGCCTTATCAATATCCGCAATCAGCTTTAATATACCCTTTTCAGAACTGCTACCCGATAGATAGTCAAATGACCCATTTGTTTCGTTCAGAGCATATTTCAATTTTTCAACTTGACCTGTTAAGCTTGTAACTTCTGCCGTAATTTGAGTAACTTCACCCGAACTATCTTTAGCCCATGAAAATGTCGGATTGCCAAACTGACTCAAAACTTTTCTTGCATTTTCAATAGTTTTAACAATATCTATCTGTCCGTCTTTATTAAAACCTGCCTTGAAAGTTTCTGCAAGAGTTGTGTCAATATTCTGTATCTCATGCTTTATATTTTTAACAGAGCTAGTTACCTGTTTTTCAGCAACCTTTATACTATTCTGAATAGAGGTCACATTTAAACCACCAATATCTATTTTTAGATTTTTGCTGATTGTAGCAAGTTGAGATTGAATCTTCTTTTGTGTTTTACTCAAGTCCAACTCACCAATGATTTTAGCATGAGCCTTATTATCATTTGCAAGTACATTATTTAATTTGGGTATATCGTCCTTAACTTTACTTGTGTCAAGTTCCACAGGAACTCGTATTTTTAAATCATCTGCCATTTCACTTCACCTCTATTCCTTGTCTTTTTAATCCTTGTCTTAAAGCTATAACGTGATATTTATTATCACTTAAATCCTCTTTTGTGTTATATACAAATGGTCTAGCAACACCATGATACGTCCAATTTCCAAAATCGTACCCCCAACCATTTTCAATGATAGGTGCTAATTCTTGACCTGCATTATCTGACTTAATCATTTTCCCCTGTACAAAAATATAAGGGTTAGCCATTGTATTGTTTTCAACAACTAAAGTGTCACCTTCGATAGAAGAATTAATATTGCTAATATCCATTAAACCACCATTATCATATCGCCTTACATATTCATGTGGTACATAACTATCGTAAACATCTCTTTCAATATGATCTAACATAACAGTGGTAACAACCTCGGCAACATCTGTAAGCAAAGCATAATCAATTCTTGCCTTTAGTTCTCGCTCTAGTTCTTTAAGGTTTTTTACAACCATTTATTCCTCACCACGCAACCACTTTACAACAAGCTTTAAATCCTCGTCAGCTTGCTCCTGAGAAACTTTACTATGTGTTTCTATCGTAACCTTGTCACCATTTCTTAAACCCAAGCTGCAAAGACCTATAATTGATTTACCATTGACCGTTCTATCTGTTGTCAGATTAATCACAGAGGGGCGTACCTGTGTAAAATACACAAACCTATGAATATTCCTAGCATTAGGAACTATTCCCAGTGTTATTTCCTGTTCTGCAAAGAACATATTAGTCACCGTCCTTGTTGTTTGAAATTACAATTTTATTTGCCATGTCATTACTATCTTTAAGTGTTTTTAATACTTCATTTAAGCTTTCAGTGTCAATATCTTTCGTAGTAACACTAATCTGTTCTATCATTTCTTTCGCCTTATTTGCAAGTTCTGTTATAGCTATGTTTGCCATACTCATAACCTTTTCAGCCGCCTTATATCTAACGCTCATATCAATACCGTTGTCAATAGCTGCATTAATCATGCTATACTGTGCGTCATCAATCAATTCCCAATCAATGTTATGATATTCTCTGTCCAACTCCCCACTATCATAAATCTCCGCAATATCGTCCGATGAGAATTTATATTCTCCGTAAAGAGTAAGCGTATAATATTTACGCAAAACATCTTTATATCCTGCACCGTACTCAACTGTACCCTTTATTACATTATTTATAAATGCCTGCATTTCCGCAAAACTAAGCTTATTTTTCATTTAGTCCTCCTCTGATTTCTTACGTTTCTTTTCTGCGTTTCTAAGTCTTTTACACTCATCGTAGTCAATCCACCCACCAAATTTTTTAACATAAGTAATCCACTTATATGTAATGTTTGGATAGCAATACCAAAACAATTTACGTTTAAGTATTGCCACTGAGTCTGGCATACCTTTTGTATCTATAACTTCAGTGACACCATTTTTATAAGTAACCACGAAATCAGCGACATATTTAATTGGCAACACAGTTTTGCCATCGTGAACGAACTTCGGTTGCAGTTCATATGGTTTCTGTAACTCATACGAAATCACTTCACTGCTTTCCACTAAGGGACAAAGTACATCACGATAATATTTCATTTCTAACACTGAGTCGAAAATAATACCATTATAACTACGTTTTGATTTGTCTTTATCTACATTAAACTTGCTTCTATCTGTCATTTCTACCTCTTTATAAAAAAATAAGGGCGGTCAATACTTATCATAATAACCGCCCTTTCTATTTTATTTAGTTTTTTTATTTCTCTTAGCCCTTGTAACAGATTTTATAGGAACATCATCAAAATTGATTATTTCTTTAATATCTCTAGCCACTTCTGGAAGAAACTCAGAAAAATCATAATTCTTATCTATTCCAATGTTGCAAAAACACTGAGCTGCTTCAGCTTTGCTAACGATACCTTCTCGGTATTCTTCAAGAAGCAACTCAATTTGATAGTGTTTGGGACTACAACTATGTTTCATCCAAGTCTGGTATCTCCGACAATGAGGACAATAATTGTATTCCTTTCCACAAATCCAACACTCTACCATTAAGCTACGCCCGGAATAACAAGACTATAGAACTGCTTGTCCTCAGAACAGTAATCTACGGCACAGTCCATAGTAATATTGTATGTGCTGTCAAGGGCTATAGCTGTCTCATAAGAGGACTGCATTTTAGCTGTTGGGAAACGATAGTAAGCATAAATCTTTGTTGACTGATCGCAAATATCAAATCCCTCAACTTCAACATAAAGTCTACCTGCTGTTGGATAGTCGTTTGCTGAAGCTGTCATTCCGACACCATCTTCTACAGCGTAATCATACTTGACAAGAACAGTATCTCCCTCTTTTATATCACCTGTATTGAAAGTAACTGTTTTAGTTGTATCAGTATATGTAACCTTACCTTCTGATATAGCACCTGCCACCTTGAAAACCTTATCAGCCGAACCATCTGTAGAAAGTGTCATTACTGAAATAGAGTTTATATCAGAAGTTTTGTTTTTCAGTACAACTGTAGTCTGCTCACTAGCAATTTTAAACTCCTCAAACGCAGGAGCAATAAGCTTAGATGAAGAACTTGCAATCTTTTTCTCAGCACCATTCATAGCTGCAATAATATTAATATCATAAACAGGTGTAGCAAAAGATACAGTACAACTCTTACCCTTGGTAACAGTAGCAATAGTATTTCCATCAGCATCCTGTTTAGTCTGCTCGTTACCATCTACCTTAATTGAGAAGCCCTGTACCTGATTTGTGTACCAATTTACAGTACCGTCATTTTTAGTATGAATCGCTCTACTAATCTTCTGCGGAATAAAAGTATTAATATTCATATAATCATTCCTTTCTTTTGTGTAAATAAAAAAACTTAATCGGACAAGCTATCTAAAGCTCCGCATCCAATTAAGTTCTTCTTTTAGTTTTTTATTCTTTGATAAATCTACACACCCACTATATATACCCAAAAACAAATGTGAGGCATTGTCATAAGCTTGTATACGTTTTACGGTGTCCCAAAAGGCATATAAATTCATATTAAATATTGTTTTGTTTGTGTAATTGCAACCTGCGTAATTTACCACTGATGATATAATAGGTAAAAGTGCCGACCCACTAGGATAAAACATTTCCCTACGCCTTGCACTTTCAATTTCTCTCCTAGCACTATTGATTGCCATACTTTTCTGTGTCGGATTATCAAGTATTTTTTGAAATTGTGGTGTCGATATATTGGCAAATTTGCGAATATAACCAACCATTTTTGCGTGAATTTTTGGTGTAATTACAATTCCGTCTTTGTTGCGTATGCCTTTAATGTCACCATCAACATATGGTTTCATACTTTTAAAATCCAAGTTTCCAAACAAAAACTTGCAAATGCTTTCATCAAACACAAGAGATAAGCAAACAAACAAATCCCAATCTGAGATCGTTGTAAAGTCAACACCTAAATCAGTTAATAGCACTATATAAGGACTATCCAAATGATGTGCCGTGAAATCTTGACAAAATGATAAAAATTTCTTTTCACCTATCTCAACAATATCATTCAAAGTTGGATTATGTATGATAATATCATCTGTAATTCTTATATCATCACCACGATATATTTTCAACTCGTCAACCATTCGTTGCACCGCCACACATATCATTACTAAGGTCTTGTCCTTGGAATATCATTTCTCTAACCTTGTAGACAGGTGAAAGATTGTATTCTGTATTAGAAACTAGACTTAACAATCCATATCCCCAACCATCAGTACCATTTAGCAACTTATCAATTAAAGTTGACAAGTAATCAAGTCTCGTTGCAGAGATACCTGCTTTATTTAACCTCATTTTGTCTTGGTGGCAAATTAATTTAATTGTCATATGAGGATGTTCCCATACTTGTCTAAATAACATTTTAGGAACGGAAACCTCAACAGTAATATACAGTTCAACATCCGTCTGTGTTTTCGGAATATAACCATATGGGAATATATTTGTGTAAACAATATTTTCTAAATCTTCTTCCGATTTTTCAAACAGCTCCATAATATTATCTTGCGATAACATCATAGAAATAGCCTTGGACTTCCACTGTGGTATGGCAGAACTATTTGGCATTTTACACACCTCCCACTATATTAACTAACAACTCAGACAAAACATCATCAACTGTACAAACCAATTTAAAAGAGCTACCAATTAAAGCACTATTGTTTAAACACTTTATCTTTACCTTATTTTCATTTACTATCATGGTAATAAAATCTTGTTGTTTATCAAGTAATTTTAAAGACCAAATAACACTCTTATCTGTTTTTGCAGTAAATGTTTTCACTGTACCACCACAACGAATTTCTGCATTACCACTGTAAGTTATTTCAACAGGTTTGGTTGCATTATTGGACTTAAAGTAATCACATAGCATAAGGTCAATTCTATCTGTCTGCGGATTGTATTGACTCTCTGACAAAATAATGTGCACACATCTGCCATTTCCAAAAGAAAAGCTGACAGTATCAGGTCTAGTAATTCTGTAAGGTGTAGGCTCTTTGTCATTATAATCAATGAAAAAACGCTTATCATGAGGAAAATATTTCGTTTCCTCGTCAAGCGAAATGTACATCATTAACTGATCGTAACCAATGGTAATTACTTTTGTCTCATTTGTGCCTGAGTTGTATTGTGATGCATTTTGAATATTACACGGCTTATAGTGAACTATGCCGTTTTCGTCTTGCCACTTAATAACGTAATTACACAAGTACAAAATAGATTTTTCATACAACTTGTTATTTGTAGGCTCGGTCAATATTAGCCAAATCTTATTATCGTATTTAATGTACTTATAGTCCGATATTGTACTAATATAAGTCAAAACCTGTCTTTGCCAAGCTTGTGTTGGCGTGTCAGGTATTTCATTCTGAATTATGCCCTTTGTAGCAAATTCATTTTCAAAATTCTCACCGTTGAACACTCCACTGCACAGAATAATATCATCTTCAATAACACTATCCTCTAAAACGTCATTAAAAGACATTTCACTATCAAACAACAAATCTGGTTTTTCAGAACCTTCCGTATAATACGGTTGCTGAATTATGTACCATTCTTTACTCATTCAACCACCTCAATTATACGCAGTATCTTTAAGTTGCTCATAAAGGTCAACTATTTTAAAGTTCACCCAATCAATCTCAACTTTAGCTTGTCTTTTGTCACCCTCTGAGTTGTTTATTGATAAATCCTTGGAAACTATGTTGCTACGTTTGACAATTTTGCTATATTGTCTTTCACAATAAAATCTCTTTATTGTATAGCCCAATATATTAACAACAATCTGATTTAAAACAATATCATTTCCGTCAATATCAGTAAATATTTTTTTCTCATTATTAAAGTAAAGCTGACTAATTTGAGTTGAAAACTCGCCACAAGCCATTTTAAACCACTGAAAAACAAGGTCGTCACTTAACGCAACCCTTTCAAGAAATGTGGACTCAAAAACAGCGACCACATCTTCATAGGTAGTAGCCATTTTAACCACACCCTTTCTTAAAACTTATAGCCTGAAATATTTTCTATTTCGTTACGCTTGTAAACTGCCACGTTGTCAATTCCAACTTCTTTGGCAAGTGGAATAATCATTTTTTTATCGCCTTCAGTAACTACAAGTCTTGAGAGTTCAGCCATAAAATCGGCTTTATTGCTAATGCCAAGAAGTGCCTTTACACTGTTAATATCAAGAATAACAGGTTCATTATTATCACTCTCGTCAAGTGAAAAAACGTATCTTCTTATATCCTCATCAAGAATTTTCAGATAAGCGTTATTGCCAAAGCCGTCAGTACCACAGAACATTCCGTTACCTTCCTGTATCTGAGCCATAACCTCTCCAACATTAAGCTGCGCAAATTTCTTTGCGTTTGGTGGAATAGTAATATCTCTTTGTGTTTCCACAGCCCTAAAACCCAATTCCCAATTACGAGTGTTTTCAAGAAACACTCTATCGGTAAGCTGAATTTCCCTTTTAGACTTTACTTCTGTAATATCGTTATTCATTGTGGCAGTAGTTGTATTTTTTCTTACATTTGCCAAATTTTAATCTTCCTTTCAAATATAATAATAATGTGGCAAGAGTTTACACCCTCGCCACATCAATAATTATTATGTAATTAACCCTGCTTTGTAAGCAGACCAATTTCAAATTCTCTGCCCTTTACAACGTCAGCACCAAGCTCCATATCGAAACGTGTCTTTACTGTACCTGTCTCAACATCGTTGCCTGTCATAGTTGTAATACCACCACGTCTGAAGATATTTACTGGAGAATTTGCTCCCTGTGCAATAAACCACAGATCGTTGGGATTGTAGTATGTGTCAAAACCTGACTTGTCAGCAAGTGGCTTTGTGAAGTTATATGGGTTCTCAAGTTCAATAAGAGCTGAACCCTTATAGAAGCCATTCAGACCTGTTCTAGCAATCTCGTCTACCTGTGTAGCATTGAAGAATGGGATTGGTGTAGAACCAACTGTCTTATAACCGTTCCAATCACAGATACCAGAAATAAGTGAGAAGTCACCTGCAATACCAACCTTGCCAAGCTTTCTAACCTTATTTATCATACCGTCAACCTGTGCCTGAGTTGGAGCAGAGTCATACTCGCCATAGAACTTTACATATTCAGTATTATTCTTCAGTGCAGACTTAATAACATCAAATACATAAGCAACACCCTTGTTGTTCATGTCGGTCTGTACCTGTGCCATTTCCTCTGCTACAGTACCAGCAAAATTACCGGAAGCAAGCTCACGATAATCAATAGCCATACCAGAAGATATTGTCTGAGTTACAATTGGGTACTCTACCCACTTTCTACCTGCAAAACCTACATCAGAACCAGAAGCCTGAAGTCTAGCATCAAGACCCTCATAAGAATAAGTCTTAATTCTTGGCTGCTCATCATAGCCAATCTCACGATAGTTACCAAGGAAATTAAATACCTTTGTTGCCTCAAGAAGTCTTGGCTGTATAATATACTTTACAATGGTATTAATCTCTGCAACTGCTCTGCTATCGCCTGCAAGTGCCTGTTCACCAAGCTTTGAAATTCTTGAACGTACTGCGTCTACCTTCTGACCGTACTTTGATGTATCTTTGCCTGCAAAAAGAGCAGAACAAATCTCAACTACTTCGTTGAAAGCCTTTGCGTTCTTGACAGCAACCTCAGACTTATTCAGATTATTAAGTTCAAAAGAAGTATTAATCATTATTAAAACACCGTCCTTTATTTTACATTCATTAATTAAGCGTGTACAACGACTCTAAGTCCGTTACCGCCAAAACTTGTCTTTTCCACAATTTCAAGATACTCTGCATAATCAGAAACATCAGCACTCTTAGCCCACTTACCATCAGTACCAACTACAAGCTTGTCACCTACTGCGAGTGTATTGTAAGCTGTTGTTACAACTGCATCGTCCATATCAAAAAGATGTCCTGCAAGAGAAGCAAGAGTAAAAATGCGTGGAAACTCACCAACCTCAATTCTATAATCATTTGGTGTGAGTGTCTCAGGCTTATCAATTCTGTTCATTACAACTGCAAGACCAGCCTGCTTTGCTGTTGTTGCAGTTGGCAGAGCAACAGCCTTTGTTTTAAGATCATATGTAACAGCCATGCCGTTCTCAAGAACAACAGGTGTCTTGAGATAGCCAAAATTCTGCGCTACCTTGAAATCACCAATATTTGCAAATTTAATCATTTAAAATTCCTCCAATCGTATTTTTTATACAAACAGATTATCAATATCGAGTTTATCATTCTTATCGTCATCGTTGTCGGTATCTACGCAACCAAATATGTCAGCGGCAAAATTGTTCTGAGAATTAATCTCAACAGCCATTGCCTTTTCCTTCTTCTTTATCTCAGCACCAATGCAAGCGTTGATTTCTGTAACAATATCGTTTACCTCGATACCACAACCCATAGGATCTGCGTTAAACTTGTCAAGCTTATCCTTTGCCATGTTCTTTTCATCATCTGAAAAATCTCCAAGAGCTGAATTGAGTTCTGCAATCTTTGCAGACTTTTTAAGTTCATTCAATTCTGCTTTCATTGTTTCAACGAGTCCGTTAAGTTCATTAATCTTCTCGTCTTTCTGACAAGCATTTGTTTCGGCTGTTGCCCTTTCATCTGTAAGAGTTGCTATCTCGGCATCTTTTGTAGAAATAATCTCATTCATTTCAGCAATCTTACTCTCATAATCTGCATTTTTAGTATTGAGTTCAGTAATCTTATTCTCAACAGCAGAAATAATCTGATTAAGTGTCTTTTCGTCCACTTTCTCGTCCTCCTTTATCTTTTGATTTAGTTCTATCAGTATTGCACTATCGTCACTAGGCTCGACAGTTAAAATGCAATATCCACTATAGTCATAAACTTTTGGTACTCTACCTTTTTCGACAGGCTCTCCGTCATACACTATTTTATTTTTGCCTTTACCAACAAATTCAACAGAACCATATATTGTATCACCATCGTTAATTTTGTTTTCAAGCCATTCAACAAAATGTGGATAACGTTGCTGATTAATATAGCCCTCGGCAATAAGAACTTTATGTTTCTCACCATTAATCTGAATATCTTCAATAGACCAACCATCAGCAGAACCTACTTGAACAGAATTTTCAAATAATGGCATATTGCCATCTTGACCTGTCATTCCATGGTCGTATGGAATATCTTTTTCACTATCCAAAAATGTTGCACAAATAGGCATACCAATAATACTATCTGCGTTGTCTCTAACATATTGCTCATTGTAACTAATACCATTTTTGTTATAGTGATTACGGTCTTGATGAATTTCGTGCAGTACCAACTTTACACGTCTGCGACCGTCCGACCTCTTTGCTTCGCTTATTTCACAATGAAACACTAACTTTCACCTCTTTTCTGACATAAAATAAACCTAGTCACTAAACGCAACTTAGGTTTTAGTTTGTTGAAGGTTTTGGTTGAGCGTTTCCATTTAGATTTTCGCTCATTATGCTATTTTCGTTTGTCTTTTCAGCTACCTTACTTCTACCACCATTTGAGTGGTCTGCACTATTTGGTTCACTATCTTTGCTACTCATGGTATAACTCGTCTTATGCGTTGGATATTTATTTTCCCAATCATTATCTAGTTCATAATCCATAAGTGACAAGTATACATCGCTATCCCAACCAGTGCTTGCAATCCAAGCTGTTAAAGACCCCTTACCTCTAGCATAAAGGTCGGTCATATATTTAACCTGTTTATCTCTATTTACAAAAGTAACAGGTAAAATAGCACACTCCATATAAAGCTTTTTATCCTTAATAATATTGGCGTTAATACATTTATTTAATTCCATAACAAACATATTTATCCAATCATATACATTTCCTGCGACCAACTCCAAATTCAGTGTTGCAACAGCATAGTTTCCTGTACTATTACCGTCAAGGACACTACTAGCAATACCCAAATCGGCAGGCACTTTCGATTTATTGGCATTTTCATTCTTTTCATCAAAAATAGAAGTGTCAACTTTTATATCATTTAATTTTGTACCTGCGGCAAGCGAGAAAAATGACTTGCCATATTTATTTTGTCTTTTAGTAATAGCATCTTTAACTACCTTATGTTGGTTTTTCTGCTGGCTTTCCGTCAAAGTGCAACGTCCGTCTTTTGCTTCAGGAAATGTTTGATATATAATTTGATTGTTCAACTGATCTAATACATTTCGCTTTGTAGAAGTGAAATAATCTGCGTACAATACATCGTCCAACGCACAAATCATTAGTGGAACACCATAAGGATTAATAGCCTTACAGTTAATTTTTGTCACCATTGTATTATCATTATTTAAAACTTTCCATGGCTTAATATTATTGTGAGTTGAATGTTTACTATACGCTTCTCGAATTTCTCTTGGGAAAGCCTGTAGTTTTCTTCTTTTGTCGTCTTCTGCCATACCGTCAAAGTATCTTAAATCAAAAGCAACAATAGGTGAACCATTCTTTCTGCCAACTATACGACAATAGTCAACAGGCAGATTAATAATGGCACATTTAATCCCCAATTCATTAATCTCTACAATGTTTAAAGTATCAATATCATCAAGATACTTGTCAGCAAATACGGACTTTGTAATCTCAAAGTATTTAAAGTCCATTCCCTCAATCATATCGTTAAACAAATTATCTCGAATGACTTCCTTATATCTTATTGTATCAAGAGTTTGTTGCATTAGCTGTCTTGCGTTTTCAAATTTCTTCTTGCGTTTAGTTTTTGACTTTGAATAAACCACCTTATCTAAAGTGAACATGGTTTTAAGATAGTTGATAGAAGTCATAACAGAGCCATTTTCATAGTACGCCCACCGACAAATTTTGCGAATATTTTTTATATGTATTTGCGGATTATGAGCAAATTTCTTAATATCCTCAATATTGATAGGCAAATCTTCAATACAATCTTCCCAAAAAGATGTCATTTCATAAAAAGCATTTGACTCATAGGAACGCTCTTGCGTATTTGACACGGAGTTAGTTTCTGAAACACTTTCTGTTTTATCTTGATTGTTTTCAATAACATTCTCAGTATTCTCTGCAATATTCTCAGGCATAGCTTCACCTCACTTTCATTTGTATTTACATTAGTTGAACAAACAGCAATAATCGTATTCATCGTTATCAGACAACAAGTCCTTTTCAAGCAAGCAGGCAAAATGATTTCCATAACTTACACTCGTATAACGGTCTTTACGGTTATTGCCTTGCTCTGAGATAACGATAGCACCCGTTTGTTCTTTTTTCGTATAAGTCAATTCAATACATTCCGTTACCAACTCTTGCGTCTGTAAATATGGGTTTTCGTAAAATATCTGGGTATCTGCACTTGTAGCATTATTATATTCTGGTATCTTTTCAATCAAAGACTCTTGTGCTTCTTGCAAGGGTATTAAAAAATCAATCATCTGGTTTTCAAGAACGCTTTTGAACTCCATGGCTATTTCGCTATTTAGCCTTTCAGAAGCGTTTATAATAAACACAATAGGTCTTGCTCCCTCAATCTTAATACGATTGCTAGCACCCTCATCATTCATACAAGTCCATGGCTCATATTCAACATCTCGTTCTTCGTCATATAAAACCCTAGCTAATCTATCATATATCAAAATACCACCATTTCTAGCGTCAAGAACACAATAGTCGGCATCAAAATCGGTATAAAGCTGCTTAATCTTAATTGCTTGCATATCTCCCTCGCCACCTTGAATGGACTCCATGCCACAGACTATTCGCCTATAACCACGTTTCACATTTTTCGAGTCCTCAACATTACCAACTTGATATGTGGTAGTTTCAGGTAAAAGCCGTATACAGGAAAAGATAGAATTATCGTTTTTCTTGTTAGTAACGAACGCCATATCACAAGCAACTATACGAATTTCTCCTTGTTGTTTTGGAATAGCATAAGGATTTCTTCTATGTGCCAATACGTCAATGTTCTTGCGAGGATAAAAAGGCTTTTTGCAACGCATATTAGCAGAAAACATTGAATAACTGAAAAAAGCCGAAGTATTTTCTTTAACTCTTTCATTGAGATATTCCAATCTCCAAGTTAAACTATCTTGTTTTTTCTTTTCATTCTGCATTTGTTTCATAGTACGAATATTATGCTTGAGTGTAATGGACTCGTCAAATGCCAACAAGCAAGTATCAATATCGCCAGCCTGATAACTTTTAAGCATATTACTCTCAGCCATATCTACAATATCCCACATCCAGTGTCCGTTATCAAGCCAACTTGAAGATATGTAAATATTAATTGGTTCTTCTTTTAATTCAGAAATATTTTCATAATAAGGATCAAGCAAATACTGTGTCTGCCTTATGGTCTGAAATGGTGATAATATACTATCGTCAATTTCCTTTTTGATTTGTCTATATTCTTCCCTTACGAGAGCAGAACTTCTGTTACCACGTCCACTTTCACCTGCCGTTACAACCGTTATCGTACTGCCATTTTTGAAATATACGATAACTTCATTTTGGTTATCTTTAATGCCCTTAATTTCTTCTCGCAATTTTGGCGACCACGCCATTAACTCGTTTCTGATTTTAGACGTGACAATCAGTTTGGCTTGTCCCTTTGTTGCGGAAGCAATAACAACTTTACTATTGGGATATAAGATACATCTACAGCAAGAATATAGTGCAATAATAAAAGACTTTGCAGCAGCTCTACAAGCAACAATAACTATAAAATTGCATATTCCCATTAAATATAGAATAATAGCTTGATACCAATGTAATTTCAAGCCCAAATAATCAGTTGCAAACCTGTGCAAATTTCTTCTAAAAAATGTACACCACCTATATGTATGATCCACATTTGTCGGATTGCTTAGAAAATGAGTTGAAGGAAACTTGGTGTGCAGCACAGCTTGTTTGTCATCAGCATATTTATTTCTTCTAGCCATTTTCACCATCGTCCTTCACGCAATAAGTTTTATCACGTTCATTAGTTCCCAAAACTAAATTTTTAATAGGTCTTAAAATAAACCTCTTTATATAATCACCAAGTCCATCAAAATCTTTATAAAGTTCTTTGTCCTTATAATATTCTTCAGGAGTATATTGACTAATAGTTGCCAATGTGACACCTAAAGTTTCTTCCGCACTGTTATCTATCTCTTGTACTGTTTTTAAACCTGCCTGTTTAAAAGTGTCACGATACAATTTTGTAAACTTTTCGTAATCATCGTACCGTTTTTCCTTAATAGCTTTTTTCTGTAACAATTTTGTTGTACACAGGTCTTTTATAAAAATCTCTTGGTTATTATCGGCATTTGGATTTTGTGATTTTAACATTTTATAATGTTCTTCCAAAATCGGATAATCCTCAGAGCCAAATACACCAAGCCCCCAACGTTCAACTGCAACCTTTGTTGGAGAAGATTTACCCTCTGACTTTAATTGCTCCAAATCTTCCTCGTTATTAATAGCAATGCCATTGACCTCAGACAAATATGTATCATATGTTTTACCTGCATATTGTTGTAAATTACAATGTCTGATATAATTTCTGATACGGCTTTGGTTTAGATCTTTTTTCTTGCAACTATTAAGCAAGCTTTCCTTAATGTAGATATCGTAATGTAAACATATGCGCTTAATAGCTTCATTTGGATCACCCAATAATAACGTATATTGTTCTACAAGGTTATCTAAACAATGATTACAAGTTGGTAAGAAATTATTATTGCCATTGTACAAAGGTGATTGGCTATATGCAAAATTGTTCTTTTGTGTGGCATATCTTTTGCCGCAGGTCACACATTGATAAGGCTTTTTTATTAACATTTCTTGTTCTTCATCACAAGAAATGGTTTTTATTACTTTTGGTTGCTCAATATATTTAGTAGTTTTAATACCAGATTTATTTTGTGTTGATATACTACCTTTTTTCCTTGGCATAACCAAAACCACCTCCTTTTTATTTGTTTAATTTTCAAGCCAATATAAAAGCACCCCAATTTTCAATCAGAGTGTTTGATTGTTCAAAAATCAAATTTATCCTTATTCTGACTAATTTTCTTTTTGTCAACCCTAATATAAAATTTTCTCGTTACGTCAGTTCCACTATGGTTAAGCAATGCTGAAACATCTTCTAGTGACATACCTGCATTTTTATATAGGGTAGCTCCAGAATGACGAAAATCATGAGCGTGTAACGTTGGAACATTAATCATTTCACCAATAATATGACACCAAGAATTTAATGTACCATTAGTTACCTTATCAAACTTTCCGTCTGTATAAGAAACAAAAACATAGCCATTGTCAATAATATTATTTATCTTGCGGTACTCAAGTAAACCTAACAGCAGTTCTTTAACTTCTTCCGAAAAATAAAGAGTTACAACGTAGCCTTCTTTTTCAACTACATCATTGACAACCCTATTGTCAAAATCAATTTGTTCCCACTTAGTATTCGCAACCGCATTAACCCTAGCCATTGTAGACAATGAAAATAGAGAATAACACTGATATTGTAAAGCCCTATGTTTCTTATGATGTGTGTCAGCGTTTTCTACTAAGTTTTGTAAGGTAATTCTTAATTCCTGTACCTGTTCAACAGTTAAAAACGTCTGAGTAATAACATCTGTATCTTTCTTAGGTCTATCCATAAATTCCATTGGGTTTTCTGTAATTAACTTCTTCTTACGCAGAAATTTATAAAAAGCTGAAATTGAAGCCATACGCCTTTTCATACGTCTTGAATTATTACCCTCAGTTTTACAAAAATATAAAAATTCAGTTATATCATCTTCCGTTAAGTCAATAATACTTTGATTGCCCTGATTTTTATATATGTATATCCACCAAGACTCTAAATCATTTTGATAGCCTGCGATAGTCTTTTCGGAGAGTTCTCTAAGTGACATATCAATTTTATATTTGTTCCATAGTTTCATTGTTTCAGAATTGATTTTTGAAAGTATTTCATCATCATGTACTTGAATACGTTTGCTTTTCTTAGCCATTTAACCTCTCCTTTCTTCTCATCTCAAGCTTTCTTTAGAGTGCTGCTTTTAGCACTTATTCTTCAAATGGGATTTCTTTAGAGTGCTGCCCTCACACTTAATCTTCTTTATTTCGCCCATAAGGGCTTGAATTTTGTTTTTGGAGTAATACAAAATTCTCAAAACCATAACTCGCTGTTTTTCTGTCTTTAATCGTCTTTTGGAAACAACAAACCTCACCGACCACCTTTTTACAAGTTAGCCCTCTTGTACATTTATACGGCATTAAAATACCCCTCACTGGGACACATTGTTAAGAGGTGCGTGAGGTTGAATTACTTTGTAATTAAAACTAAGGATAGTCAACAAAACTTTGTCAACTATCCGTGCAAAAATCTCGTCAGATTTTTCATTTAAAAGACTCAACGTGGTACGCATTTTTAAGAGGCGTGTTGAGTTCTGTTTTGGCTGTCAGAGTGAGACTCGAACTCACAACCTCCGCATTAACAGTGCATTGCTCTACCGATTGAGCTATCCGACAATATGCAGGATAACGCTTGCTATCCTGCAAAATATAATAAAAGGAGTTGTATTTAACTACAAATTATTCGTTAATTGTAAAACCAAAATAAAGCTTTGGAACATAATCTTCTTCAATAAAATCCTTGCCGACAAAATCTCGCTGAACGAAAACAATACTCTCATCACCAACAATTATTGGCTTATCGTCACGTCTTGCCCTTTCACAAAACAACTCGTTTTCAAAAGTTGAAACAACAAATTCGCCACCATATCCGTTCCACTCAGGCGGATCAAGAGAAATGGAATTAATTTTAGTTTTATTGTCAAATGATAAAAATTTCTTGATAATCTTACAAGCCAACTTGTAATCACATAAAACACTAAAGCCCTCATTTTCCAGATATACATCTATAATATCCTGCATGAAAGTATCAAAATCGTTATAACTCTTTTTAATCATCATAGTATTCACCTACTTTACTTTTATATCATAGTTGGCAATCTTGCCAAATTCATTATCAAATATAAACAGGCTTGCACCTGTGTCAGAAGTTTTGTGTAAGGACATCGCATAGTCATCAGTTCCTACCATAGAACGTACTGTAAGCACCTCTGAATGTTTTGCATTTTCCTTTGAGGTCTGGTGATGCACATGACCTGCCAAAACGTAATCAATGTTTGTATTGTACGCTCTTGAAAAAGAACTTGTGCAGTTCTGTAAATCCTTTACCTCACCATGACAACCAAGCACGTTATAACCCTCAACATCGCTGAAACAAAAGCCTGTTTCATTCTCAATTATGTTTACATTTCGATTATATTTAAGTCTTTCCCTTATGAAAGCAATAATCACCTTTGCCATGTTTTCATCAGGAAAACTATTCTTAGGCTGTCCGAGAAGTCTAAGTTGTGAATGATTACTGTCCTTAACCATTTGGAAATTTACTCTCACATATTGCGAAAGATCATTGAGCCAATTGGCAAGAAATTCAGCATACTTTATTGCCGAATCTATGACACCATATCTAAGGTGCATCAGTTGAGAATTTAATCTGAGAAGTCCTGATATGCTGTCACCAAGTTCCCAAACATCAATTTCTGCCAAATCCTCTTTGGCAATGATGTCAACAACTTTTTCGAGCATACTCCACATTCTGCGTTCAAATATCTCTGGAGAATATTCGTTTATTACATTGCCAAATAGATCTTTTATGCAAAACTCTATACCAAAGTGACAATCAGTAAATGCCAATATCGCAGATTTGCTATTACTTTCTCCAGATAAATAATCAGGAACTATGATAGGTTCTATATCAGAAATTGCATTGACTATTTTTTCAGTTATCAATTCATCTCGTGCATTTTCTCTAAGCCACCTATTATTCTCCAACTTCTCTGTTTGAAGTTTGTATCGCTCTTTCTTTAATTCACGAATTTGGTCTTGAATTTCATTAAGGGTGTTTTCTGTGTCTGCAAAAGTTTTCTGATTTGCATTGAACATTTTCTCGAAGCATTGAAATTTCTTACGATAAGTTGACTCGCCAAAATCAGCGTTAAGCAAATTATTTAAAATATCCCTGACATCATTCCAAGTGCCTATTCTTGCTTTGTCTTTACAAATCCTAAATATAAGCTCGTCATCAGACTCGCCTTCAAATCTTTTGTATGTAGAAATTTTAAATTCCTCCCACTATGCAATTTCGTCTGTCTGATTTACAGACAGTTTTACTTCCTGACCGTTGAAATCTGACATAAGTTCCGCAAGGGCAATTTCACCCTCAATATCTTCAACGCTAAATGTTATTTTTCCGTTTTCTATGTTTACAATGCCCTGTACCGACAGAACGTTCTTTTTTGTTATTTTAGCCATTTATTTTAATCCTCCAATTCGTCAGCCCAAGTTGATACCCAACCTCTATGGTTAGTATGTAACTCGCAAATCTGACAATGTTCTTTTCCTGAAAAATGATTTAGATATTTGTGAACTACCGACCGTCTAAAGCCAGTCGGCTTCTTGCTTCAACGTTCTCGTAACCTACTAACTCCACAAGCGTAAATTCCGATAGTTCCTATCGTACTGCTTTATTGTTTAGGCTGATTTAACCAACCTTAATCCTTCATTTAATATATTAATAGCAGCATTAATATCTCTGTCATGGTGTGTGTGACAATTAGGACAATCCCACTCTCTTACAGAAAGATTTTTTGTTCCCTTATTAACATATCCACAGACATTACAAGTCTGACTACTTGGGAAATAAGTATCAATCTTAATATACTGTCTACCGTTCCATTCAGCCTTGTACTGTAACTGCCTTGTTAGTTCATACCAACTACAATCAAAAATACTTTTTGCAAGTTTATGATTTTTAACCATATTACTAATTTTCAAATCTTCACTCACTATCAGTTGGTTTTCCTGTATTAGCTTGTGAGAAATTTTATGTAAATTATCAATACGGATATTTGTTATCTTCTCATGAAGTCTTGCAACTTTAATACGCTGTTTATTTCTGTTGCTACTACCTTTTGCCTTTTTAGCAAGTTTCCTTTGTTCTTTAGCAAGTTTCTTTTCATATTTGTAAAGAGTTTTAGAATTTTCAAATTTATCTCCGTCAGATGTAATAACTAAATCCTTAATGCCTAAATCAATACCGATCATAGCACCAGTAGGCTTCATTTGAAAATTTTCACAATCCACAAGGATAGAAACAAAATATTTATCACTTGGTGTTTGTGATATGGTGGCTGATTTGATAATACCAACAAATTCTCTATGAACCTTAGCTTTTACCCATTTAAGTTTTGGAAGTTTAATTCTATTGTTTTCAAAGTCAACTTCAATGTTATTATTAGTACTGTTTGTGGAATAAGCTTTCCGATTATCTTTCTTACTTTTAAATTTAGGATAACCAGAATGTTCTTTGAAGAATTTCTGATATGCACTATCCATATTAAATACTGCGTTGTTAAGAGCAAATTTGTCAATTTCTTTAAGCCATACATATTCTTTCTTCAGAACTTGTGTACAATATGTATTGCAATCAAATTTACTCATAGATTTCTTTTCTGTTTCATAAAGATTTTTTCTATAAGCAAGTGTCTGATTATAAACAAACCTACAACAACCAAATGTTTTCTGTATTTGTATTTCTTGTGTTTTATTTGGATATAATCTGTACTTAAATGATTTAAGCATCGCCTCACCACCTTTCTATCACTATCATATCACGGTGATAGCACTTTGTCAACACTGCAATGTAAGCAAGTTGTAAACTTTAGCTATCACCTTGACATCACTTTTTGTATGTGTTATAATTTAGAAAAGGAGATGATATTATGGCAGTATCTAAAGATAATGTAAGAACGACACTTACTATTCCTAAAGATTTAAAAAAACAATTAGAACAACTTGCAAAAGAACAGAATCGTAGTCTAAACAATTTAATTTTAACTTTAATTAAGAAATCTCTTAATGAAAAGTGATTTTATCACCAGCCTAACCCACCGTCTAAAGTCAATGGGATTATGGCTGGTTTTTATTTTCAATGAGGTTATAAAACTCATCTACCTCGTAATCAATGAAAAATGTTCTGTTTTCTCTTGATTTCCAATAATTATACTCTTCAGGCGTAGGATATTTTCTCTTATCCAAACTATCTACAATGGAAATTGGAAGTTCTTCTGTTACTGTCATAAAAAATAAATTCCTTTTCTAAATAAGTTAGTGGGATATACCCACCCTTACAGACGTACTGTAAGATATTTTTTAATCAGCTCTGTACTTGGCAAGCAGATTGACAACCGCAGATGTTTCCTCTGCATATCTCTTACCACGATTAGAGCCATTGTTTTTCAGACGGCACGTTTTGAAAATCTTAACGTTCTTAATGTTCTGACGAAGATAATCCGCCTCGTCCTTTGTGACGAAAATCATGTGTAAAATAACCACCTTTTCAATTTTAATTTTGTACACAATGCCTATTGAATATTGACTTTGTGCGTGATATAATATATATTGGATAAGTATGTTTATTATCTATATCCATAATAAGAAATAACACCATAAAATAAAAACACCTCGCAAACGCCCAATAATAAAGGGTTTACGAGGTGTTTTATTATTTTCTGTTTAAAATTGATTTACGGAATTTTTTGTCTTACGTTCTCTATCATATTTTTTTATATACTCTTTTTGACACTCGTCACATCTTTTCTTATTGTTTGCTTTACTACCAACCACAAACTCATTGCCACAATCACAGCAGGTTAAGACCTTGGTTTTAATTTTTTGATAACCTTTACAATTTTTACAGTACAACTGATTATTTGATCTCTTATAAAATAGTCTTCCACAATTTTCGCAACGTGCATATTTTTTACCTCTATACAGCATATATTCTTTGCCGAGTTCTCTCATGTCGGTAATTTTTAGCACTATTAGAGAACTATCATCAATAAACTTTACTTGAAGATTTGTATTTCCGACAGCCAATGCTGGCTGTAACATTCCCGCTTTAACTAACTTATGTATCATCATTTCTTTTTCATATCTAGTTTTATTCACACTAGATAGAGAAAACAGCATCTTGTGGCTAGTACAAATCCAATTATTATTTCTTGCACAAAGAATATTTCTATATTTAGCAAGGCACAATGCCGTAAAAGCTATTCTCTCAACTGGTGGGCTTTTAAGCCTTGCTATATCTTCAAGTTCCTTTTGTGTTATGCCAATGTATTCAATATTAATTGGTGGGTTATTGCGTGTTCTGTCAACTTGTCTTTCAACGCTTTTCTCCCAATCAGAAGGTCTGTAATTTATACCTGTTGATTTGATAAAATCAGTTAGTGCAGTAATTATTTTAGATTTTTTATACTTCATAACATATCGGTAATATTTAGCCAACAAAAACAATGATTGTGACGGTTTTACACCTAAATCTTTACTTTCAATTATTTTTTCTGCCTCGGCAATTTCGTTTAAAAATATATCCATTTACACACCAACCTTTCTTACGGCTTTTCTATATTTTGTTCCACCATACTCAATATCTCCAGTCTCATCGGGTACATAATAAGTTATCTGCCAATCATTTAATCTTAAAAGATTTTCAACAATAGTGTCGCCACAAATATCCCATACAAATTTCTTAGATTTCTCTGTTTTATAGCATATATCAAGCAATATATCACACAACACAAATTCATCTGTGCAAATCTCAGAACATAACTTACGATAATTTTCTGTCATTATCATCTTGTCATTATCAATTTGTTCTTTGTCGAAACGTTGTTTTTTAGACAACACCATATATTGAGTTATATCCCTTGTATAATTCTCGTACATTTTTTTCAATTTTGGATAGTCAGAGTATTTATCATTTTGCCTGCATTGCATAACTTTATAATCAAATCTAGCTGACGATTTAACTTCCGTATTATAATTTTCAAAAGCCGACTCAACAGCCCTACAAATACGATTCATGGTACAATTATTAGCACTAACAGGCATTTTTTTGTAATACCAATCCAAATACTTTAGCTGATCTTCCGTTTTATCTTTAAGAACCTCTAATTCGGAAATCGTCATGCCAAATAAATTTATACATTGAGCATTATTATTTTCAATATAATTTTTATATTTTGACATTTCCTGCGGATATATGTAACACATAAAATATGGTTTCTTATCAGCAATGATTGTTTTGTTAAATTCCTTTGCAACTCTTTCACCATCACTATCATTATCATTGTAATTTAACGCAAATCTATTATACCATGCCTCGGGCATAGGCTTAGATATAATGCCTTTTGCTTTATCTATTGCCAATTATGTTTAGCTTTTGTCTGTTATATTTTATTTATGAAACAACTCGCTCAGGACTCCATCCGTATTTTTTATACCTTTTCCACAAGGTATCATACTTAATACCTGTTATCGAAGCCCATTCTGACAATGAATGTGTTTCATCATTTACTGTCATATATATCGTATTTCTTCTGTTATTTGATTGCTCTTTCATCGTATTCCATCTGCAATTTTCAGGGGAATAATTTCCATTTACATTTATTCTATCTAAGGTACAAGTACCTCTCTTTGCTGTATTATCATAACCTGAAATTATTGCCCACTCTTTAAAATTAGCAAAGTCATCCCATTCATCACATATTTTAATTCCTCTGCCACCATAATTATGATAAGCTCGACAGTTCTTGTTATTGCATCTTTGTCTCATGCTGTCCCATATAGCGTAAAGTCTTGTACCATAGCCATTATGCTTACTCTTACTATGCTTTTTTGAGGCTAATTCTTTTTTCAAACAGCCACAGGATTTTGTTATGCCTCCTGTTAAAGATGTTCCTCTAACAGTGACATAATTGCCACACTCACACTTACAATTCCACATTTTCTTTTTACTTGCTTGAAATTGTGCAGAAGATAAAACAGTTAATCTCCCGAATTTCATCCCTGTTAAATCCAACAATAAACACCTCCTTATTCTTTGTTTTTTCTTTATATATAACAGACAATATTGACGCTACTCAACGCTGGTGTGTAACACACCCTCTATCTTTCAATAGAGTTCGGACTATATCTTCTTCCGCTTGGGAGTTCACCACTGGCTTTACCAATCACTTGTAAAGCACTTAGTCTCTGAACCTTCTCCTATTCGGAGCTTGGCTGCTGATTATCCATTTTAAAACATTTAGGATTTAACCTTGTGTCATTCTAACATTTTTTTCTACTTTCGTCACTTTCACGTTTAGGTATTTCAACCTTGCGTTGTAGTATATTAGACTTTAGGATTTTCCAGCAATTCAATGAATTATTTTTCAAGCACGTTACCGTACAAGCGAACTTTTAGATAAAAATTCTGTTGGAGAAGCTGACCGCACATAATACGATAATCTAGTATTTTATATTCCCTACTTTCTTTTGGATATTTTGCTTGAACATCATACATTGCGGTTATTCTATTTGTGATTTTGCCAATTTCTTCACCAAAGCTGTTATAATTAGCCTGCATTAAATTGGACTCGCAAATAATTTCTTTATTTGCCTTTTTTTGAGTACACATAATTGTCTTAGTTGGTCTTGTGTTTTTGAGCAATATCGGATTATCTGTTGTAATCAAAGCATCAGAATCCTTATCAAAGCCGTTCAACGCTGCTGCCATACTGTCATGACAGTTAACAATATTAACAGTTGTCATGTATTTATACCATTCAGACATCATTTTATTAACTGTAACATTCATGACCCTAATATTATTATGGCAGCTCATTGGCGCTCTGAAGCAAACAACCCTATCAGACCCATAGTCAGACCAATATTTTGAATACATTTGTCCAGCTTTAAGTAATCCATAATCATCATTCTCAACATTTACTCCAAATATTTTTTGACATAAGGCAAATGGATCGCCTGAAATAACAGCATAATTACCATGCACTTTAAGTACACCAATTTTAGCCTGTGTAATTTTTTTCTTAATCATATAATTAATACGATTTATAACAAATGGGTCATTTGCCATGCTTGGTTCTATCATAACTGACTTGGTAACATTGTCAATCTCGTTTAAGCTAAAATCCTCATCTGAAGTAGCCCCATTTAAAAACAATATAGTCTTGTCAATATCTCCGTGAATTACATCTTTTATTTCATTAACCGTAGGGGCTATCAATTCTTGAATTTCCTCATCTGTTAATTCATAGCTTTGCAGAAATTGATAATTCATATTGCGTTCATTTTCAAGTTTTTCGGGACACACTTTTGTTACTCTAAAGCCATATCCGTTTTTCTTACAATTTTCCAAATATGAATCAATACTGTCATAACTATCCCACAATTTTAACATCGAAGTTGTAAGTATTAAGTCTACATTCTTTATATTATGTTTATTTCCCCATACATCAATAACAATACAATCACCATTTTCATTGAATGTACCATATTCATAGGCAAATTTATGAAAGTCAAACGTGAACACCATACCCTTACAAAAGCTATTTCTTATGCAATACCCACTAGGTATATAGTTCTCAAAAACATCCTTAGCCCATGTCTCCGACAATGTGGGCGTTATTAAACCATAACCGTCACTGTCATTTACTTCTATAATTTCAGGATTGTCAGGCTCAGTTAATACAGGCTCTCCATCAAACTCATCTGTTATTTTTATAACCTTTTCTTTACAAGTTACAATCAAATCATCTACCACAAGAATATCTTTTGGATGTGTCACAGGCACAGAAGCTGAACAAGTTAATGCTTTATAAGCTTCAAACTTAGCAGGCACAAGCTCCTTGTTTAAGTTTCTTCCATTATTCATGCGTCTTGTTAATTCCTCACATAATTTTATATGCTGTGAGTTCTTTGCGGCAGCATAAATAACTGTGTTCTTTTTTATACCATTTGTTGTGCCTATAAGTCTATTATAGTACGTTCCGTTTATTCTAAATCCGTAACTCAGCTTAAAAATATCTTCCTTATTATTCATTATAATCGCAACATAGTCAAGTTTACATTGAATGTTATCTAAGTCCTGATAACATTTCTTAATTTGTACACTCGTATTTCTCGACTTTGGCTGCTTTTTCAAAAGCTTTATTTCTCTCTTAATTTCCTTTATCCTATCTGCGGTAAATTTTCTATCTAATGAATTTATCTCATCAATCATTTGTAAAATTTGTCCGTCAGCAAGAGAAATAATTTCCCTATTATCTCTAGCTTCTTGTATAGAGATCTTTAAATTTTTATCAGGAGCTTTTAAAATTCTTGAACTGTGCAACTTAAAAATAAACTGCTGATACATTTGTTGCTTAGCCATTTGTTATTCCTCCCATATATTTATTAATTACTGCCTTTTGTAATTGCTTTGAAAAATATTCTTTAATCACAGAAACCAACTGCTGATTGTCCGAATATTTAAGTGTTTCAAGTTTTACAAATTTAGATGCTTTTTGCCAATAGCACTTTCCGCAATTAGTGGAATTATTTTTTATCCTACGATTATACATCTCGGTTACACACACATCAATCAAATTTTCTTTGATGAACATTGTGAAAGGAGCAGTAATATCGCTTGCAAACTTCATCATAATCAAATATGGGGAAGATGATTTGCCTTCAAGTATGTCGATTTTACAATGATGACATACTTGCGCATACCATTCTGGAATAACTTTACAAACCTCTACCAAACTATGAATATGTCGTCTCTGCTCTTGCTTTTTTAATTCCGCATTGTGTTTTTTCATTGATAAATCAACATATTTTTCCATAATTTGATTTACAAAAGTAAATTTTCCGTCAAACATTACATTCTCTAAAGGTATTTCGTTAAAATTCCAAAGCGGTAAATTATTATAAGGTAACAAGTTTTTATTCAAAAGATCTTTAACTTTAGACAAAGTGTTTTTCTGATAGTCAAACATTGCATATGCAATATTCTCAATATGTGTCCTGCCAGTTGAATATTTTTCCTTACCGCCAATCCAAATGTCATTAATTTTAGCAGCTTGATACAACTCATGGCGTTCTATTTGCTCACTTGCTATTGGCGTACACTGAAATTCTATAACGTACTGCTGTCCTCCAAACTCAAACATGATGTCAGGTCTTTGTTTTGTTTCTTCTATATAACCCTCCATAACAGCCTTGACAACACCATTTTGTTTCTTAATCCAATTAAATAATGCTATTTTACCTTGAATATGTTCTTCTGTTTCGGGTTCAGAGTAGATTGTCTCACATTTAGTTTTGTCTTTATGTCTAAAATAAGGGCTTACCAATTTGCCATGACAATATTCATACTTCCCATGACAAATAGGACATTGCAAAATTCCTTTGTCCGCCCATTTTTTCAAAGTATCTTTATCATACTTATTGTCATAACAATTTATAGGTTGATTATTAATTTCTGCTATAAGCATTTATATCTCCTATCTTTATATCTATCATAATCTACGTTCTACCGTCAGGAACATACATTAATTGTGTTAAATTTTAAAAAGTAATACTTTATAAGTAAAATTATACTCAAAACAATATAGCTGTAAAATTAACACAATTAATGTACAATTTTAACTAATCTTTGTTTCTCGCAGCTAAAAGCTTTTGTTTATGTTCTTCTGAGATAACTCTTTTAGTTGGGTGAGCGTTTCTAATACTAATGGCTTTGGCAGGAGCAATAAATGTAGCTCCGATAAACGTACCGTCAGTGTGCCTTGTTTCATCAATCTGCTTCCAACCTTGCTTTTTACATTTGTTGGCATACTTCTCAATACAAGTATATAAATTAGCAACCCACTCGCCATTCTCACATGAAATGTTAATTGTGACCTCACGTTCCTCTGCGGTTACTTTACTTGAAACGGTATATATTCTCATAATCTTAACTCCTTCCAAATTCCTTTAAAATTTCGTTGCTAACTAACACAAATTTAGTAAACTGTTTTCTATCAGACAATATTACATCTTTCTTAGTCTTTGCCTTCTTCCTAGTCATTTGATTACGCCAACCTCTCGTGGTGTTTATCTTCTTGTAAACTATAGACAGCGTGTGTGCATGGTGAGCCGATCTATCTTTCATAACATCTGCCAATGTGCGAACAATAAAATCAAAGCTGTCCTCTGAAGTAAACTGTGTAGCATTATAAGTACAACCATCGTCAGATGTAAACCTATCCCCATTATCTATACAAATCATAAGTTGATTACAAGCCTGAGTAAACCAAGCTTGATATACATGATTATCCGCAATAGCATTTATAATACTAGGTTGTGTTGTAGTGCAATCACAGTTATACTTGTCTGTAAATTCACTAAGAGCCGTAGCAGTACAGAAGCCAAACATTGAAGTCATCTGAGTATAAACTCTATGCAACATATCTACAAACTCAATAACCTCACCTGTAGATTGTAAAGCATTATCCTGCAACTTCCCTATAAGCGGAGTACCAATTTGTTTTTTCCATATGTTCAAAGCCCTTTCATTTGGTGTTTTCTTAGCCGATAATGCAAGTAACATATTCTGAAGCTGAGTAACCGTAGCTTGCAATAGTTTTAGCTCATTGTCTTTTTCCGAGCCTTCCATAATATAGCTGCCTGTTCTATGTATAGTTGGAAGTACCTCGTCAAATATCCAACTCTCAAAGTGTTCTGCGGAAGGGAGTTTACTATGTGCTATAAGACGATAAACATCGCCCTCTGAGATGAATAACATTTCAATTTCCTTGTTTTTTGATTGTGGGTGAGGTATACTGTGTTTTACAGTATACCTACAATGAGCAGATATAGAGTCATTTGGTCTTGCATATCCTAATGCCTTAGCTACATCAGAACCACAAAAGTAAATCTTGTTATCAATATCTACCGTTCTTACCTTGCCAAAATCTTTGCTCTCGAATACTGTTACCATAGTTTTGTTGTTTTCTGTCATTTTAATCTACCTTTCCATTTTAGTTGCTGTCATATAATTTATCGTGTATCATTTTCTTTTGCCAAAGTTCTAGCTCCTGAACGCTGTTAAATCTAGGAATATTATCCTTATTTATATGTATGTGAAAATCTCTCAGCACTCTAAGACACAATCTAACTTGCTGTTCTGTAGGCGGTTGTTTACGGATTGTCTCGTTGTTGTTTATTCTTTTAGCTTCTGCGAGTACGCCATTGGTATACTCACTGCCTGTAAGTTTTGTTAGTTTAGGCATTGTTAATTACCTCCATTCCTGATTTTATTTGTATGTATCGGTCAACGATTTCCTCGAAAATATCTCTAAGAGCTGTATCGCTATCAATAACATCTATCATTGCTACGTTTTTACAATCTGTTTGTGATAACAAATAATTTTCTTTGTAGGAGTCAAGGTCAATATCGTAGTCTGACTTCATCATACTGTAAATATCACCATAAATAGATTTTCTATCATCATCATTTGTATAACCTAAGATCTTTGCAAGCGAAACAATTTTCTGAGACATCTTGTTTTTCCAAGAAGAATAGTGTACAGGTGGAACAATAAGCATTATTTTCTGCCACATACGAGAAAGCTTGTCTTGCATTGTGGTGTTCTGTGCAGAAATGATTTGCAACTGACGTATAAGCTGTTCATTAACTTTATTAAGCTGACCCACTTCATTGGCAGCATTAACAATCATAGAATATTCTTCTCTTGATAATGTTACGGTATTTAAACTATTGGAGATAAGCCTATCCATAATCTCCCAACACCAATCCATGAACTTATCTGCTAATGGTTGCCTAGACCAACGGCAAATCTCCATAATGCCTTTGCGGTTGTAAAGTATTCTTTCACGTTCAACATACCTATCCCCCTCAAGTACCCCTAAAGTGAGGGTGGTTGAAAATTTATCTATACGTTCTCTGTGCTTCCTATGAATGTTGTCAATAGCCTTGGTAGGGTTACTATAACCCAATGCTCTACCAATCTGTTCTCTTGTGACAAGATACTCATTGTTGGCGTTACCCCAAAAGTCACAAGTTGTGATTTCATTAAATACGTCTGTTTCTACAAGTTTCAAATTGTTCATTGTGTTGTCTCCTTTATTTTATCTTACATATAATCCTCTGCGTATGTATCGTCAGTTTCTGCAAGCATAGCCCAATACTCACTGCGAAACCTCAAATATTCTTCATTATCGTCCAAAGACTTGTCCTGAGCCTCGTATGTATAATCTTCAGGGAATAGTTGTTGCAAAGAAGTTGTTTTGCGATTTCTACTCATTATTATCACCGTCCTCTGTGTTAAGATAAGACTCATTATAATCAGTCTTAGAATTAGTTTTTGAAAAAATTGTCTTATATTTCTTAGTTGCAATAATATCGTTTTTATCAGCTAAACTGTTACTGATTAAATACTCATTAATAATATCTTCTATCATATTACGAAATTGCGGAACACACTGATATGGGTCAAGAGGATAACATTTATCCAAACAATTTTCATACAAATAGTCTTGTTCTATCTGGTATGTATCAAGTCCGTATCTGTTAGCAAGCTCTTTAAGAATTTCTCTATACAATGCACCCCTAGTAATACCAAGACTATCTTCTATTAATTTATATTTAGGGTGCATACGACCAAACCATGGACTATATGTTTTCTTGGGTAATTTGTTTTTCTCTAATTCTTCTTTAAGATTTATTACCTCTGCTTTTAATTCTTCAAAAGCCTGCGTATTATATGTACCAGTTTTACGAAGCGAAGGAAGAACCTCAGAAGTTACCCAGTGTTTGAAATTCTTTGCGGTTGACAATTTACTTCCAAATACAAGAGAATATAGACCGCTTTCATTTATAATTGTCATTCCATAGTGGCTAATATTTTTAAGGTCACCATTTTGGTACGCTTTAAGTTCATCATAGTTTAAGAACCTTTTATCTTCAATATCTACATGATCTTTTATAGCGTTAGCTAAAGCCTTACTTTTAACTTTCCATTTCCATAACCCAATATCATTGCCACGTCCTTACCTACAAACCAAACTTCTCCGTCAATCTCAACCGTTCTAAGTTCTCCAAAGTCCTCGTTTTCAAATACTATAATCTTATTATCTGTCACGTTTATCAATCCTTTCTAATTTTCTTGTTCTTATGTGTCATTGGTAGAAATTCATCTACCTTATAGGTGTACTTTAGTCTGTCAACAGCTTCTCGGATATGTTGTTGTACGTTCAAATCTGAACTAAGCACATAAACGTTAGGAGCATTATAGACCTTGCCATTCTTTTTATAAGAGCCTGTAATATGCTTGACTATTAGCCCATTATCACATAATGCCTTTAAATAGTTGTCTAACTGTCTGACCGACATATGCAATTCTTCTGCCATTATTGTTTCTTTCTTGTAACAACCACAAACACTTTCTGTTATAGCTTCTGTGTTCTGAAAGTTCCATGACTTTATGTATAGGTAAACACGAAGAAGTATTGACTTAGACAGTCTATTTGAAATAGACATTAGTTTGTCCCATTCCGTGTCATACAATATTACGAAATTATCTGGAGGGTCAAATACCGCTTTGTTGACCTTAAATCTTAAATGAGCGTTTGCATTGACATTATTTGATGATTTATAGTCACATTGGTTATCCCAAGTCAAATCTGATCTGGCAATAAAAATATTGAAAAGTGCTTTTATCCTATGAGTATTTTCTCTGTTACCTTTACTATAAATGGAACAATGACACAATTCCAAAATTTCATTTATAGATGTACTTACTGTCCCTGTTCTAGCATTACGCAAATAACTAAGACAACGATACAATAAAAGTTCAAAACTGTCAGCCGAGTCAGCGTATATATATTTCTTGGGAATTTTTACAAAATAATTGTCAGCTATAATTTGTCACCACCTTTCATCGTTATTACCCATTTATTGTTAATACTCCATTTTTGCAATCTGTATACCAAAAGTGTAGGTCAAAATGCAAAAAAGTGTGCAATCTGTATACCAAAAGTGTAGGTCAAAGTGTAGAGTAGAATAATATTAGATAACTGAGTAATAAGAGAATCCTTACTGTGGCGTAAACGCCCCAGAAAAATTTATTGTTTACTACAATTAACTGACATTAAATATCACTTCCTATAACTTACAATTTTATAAACAATATTTACTTCTTGAATTTGATTTTAAAATATGATATCATTTCAAGTGTACTCGTTTAATGGTGAAAGGGTATACTAATAGAGCTGAGAGATAAATTGAAGTGAAATCATATTTTAAAAATTGCAATTTGAAATTGCAAGCAAATCAAGTAAGCAACTCTCAAACGTACTCGTTTAATAGTACATTTACAATTATAATGTACAATTAAATGGTTGTCAATATACTTATGCAAATTTATATGTAAACTTTTAGTGTATTGGTTATATTTATAATTATAATTTTGATTGTAATTATAAATTGTAAGTTTATGTGAGATTGTACAATTAATAGGAATTATGATACTGTGTTATTATGACAATGAAGTTTTGTAATGATGAGATATTGATTTGTTGTGCTGCGCACAGCTAGTCAGTTATATTCTCGCTACGCTCGTATATAACTTCCCTGCTTGATTATCGTTCCCTACGGTCACGCTAATCTTCACAGATATTTTTTCAGTTAAACATTAATGTTTATATGGATCGTCTGGCAACTGCTTAAACAATTTGTTTTCGTCTAAGCATTTTATTTCGGAGTGTTCGGTAAAATTACGATAGCTTATTCGTTGTTTTTGCTTGTAAATCAAGGTGTAAAAACGTTTTTTTCGTTTTTACGATAGGTTATTTTATGAGTTTTATAAATGATATTTTGATGGCTTTTTATTGTTTTGAGATGTTTCGGTGATAGTGTATTGTTTCTGAAGTGAAGTTTAATGAGTTGACAGTGAATTAAATTTGAATTTTAAACGAGTGATTGTTTAAGTGTAAAACTTGATTTATAGCCATTTTAGGATAAAAAAATAAGACCTATTATGGTCTTTCAGGGAGTGTGTTTTTAGGGAGTGATAGGTTATTTTTTGTGGTGCGGAAATAATGTTTGTAAGTTAATTTTGGAGTGTTTTGGTGTATTTGAGTATATTTTGGGGCTTGGAAAAGTTGAAAAAATAGCGTAGATACGAAGTTTACTCGAACGTGTTACCGAATGAAAATTTGGTTTTTTGGTGGGGTAGTGGGAGAGTGTGCAGGAATTTTAAAAAATGCTATTTTGATTTTAGATTTGGTTTTGGGGCGTGTGGATAGAGTGGAACTACTAAGGGGATAATCTCGTTTCCATATGTTCCCATAAATGTAAAGTCACCCCCTCCAAGGCTATTTAATTAAGTATATTAACATATCCATAAAACCGCTTATTTGCGTGGTTTATATGCCCTTTTGGCAAAATCACATATATAAATAATTGTATCTCAATTAATAGAATATTAATATAATTCTGCTGACTCCATGCAAGCTCAACCGACTTTATATTATTTGATTTTTATCAATTATTGATTAAGTTAATAATTGAACTTTTTGTATATTTGTTTATTGCTAATATTTGATTTTTATCAAATATATTTTCGGCTGGTATTATTCGATATACCGAACGCTCTAAATCGCTATCTTTAAAATTTGAACATTTTATATTAATATTTTAACCTATCAATTCCCTATCAATTCCCTATTTCGCCCCTTATTCACTGCCAAAGTGGTAAACACTCACTAAAATACACCTAAAATTTAATACTCAATCCCTATTTTAAATTAGCAATTTGTACAAAATCAGCCTTTAAAATTATACAAATTGACTAATTGTCATTAATTAGCATTAGTAAAGAACTCTTACAAGATCCTTATAAGTCCAAAAAATTGTACACTTATTTAACGCAAAATCATGTTTGCAATAGTCCAAATATTTGTACACATACATATATATATTGTGGTTTAGTTAGTCATCAAAATTAATATCATGATCTATACAGTATTTACAAGCACTTACAAAAAATTGCTTTTTTCTCATGTTGTATTTTTTTAGTACATTTTCAAGTAATTGCATTTCATCCGGGTTTAAATCCATATTTAATTGTTTAATTTGTTTACTATTTTTATATTTTTTGGTACGCTCTGTTTGTGTTGATTTTTTGTGCAAATTATCCATAAATACACCTCTATTTATTATATTATTTGTAACAACATACAAATATTTTATTGTTGTAATAATTCAGCTTTAGCCACTATATATAGTGTTTTTCGCTACAATATTCTTTATTGCATACAATATGTTGTGTGTGCAAATTATATAATTGTAGCCTAGGTTATTTGTACATTTTACCTATTGTAACCTAGGTTATTATATGCTATAATATAGATACAGTAAGGGAAAGGAATAAACCAAAACCAGTAAGCAAAACCCTTTACCGGCCACAAATAAGTTTACTGCTGACACTAAAAAGCGGAAATCTAAAATGAAATGGAGTTGATCCACGCACAATAAAAAATCTAGTTGACTTTTGCAAAGTCATGTGACAGCTAGTAAATTAAATTGATTTATAATCAATAACAATTTTTGCAACTTGAAAATTAAATATTTGTCATTTGAACCGGCTAAAACCGAATTGAACAACGTCAAATGTAAAATGACAAAATCTTAAAAACGATAGGCTCAAAATGTTTTTAATCCAGTTTCCGAATTACTGGGATATCAAAAAAGGGATCTCGCTAACAGTTTACCTAAACTTTTAGCGGTTATACATATAGCCGCTAATACGATTGAATCCAGTGCAATGATCTGGATCTAATCAACCATATTTTAAAGATAACACAAAAAAAATAAAAAGTCAAGTGCAGAACAGCAGAACAAAAGAAAGAGACAACACAAAACAAGCAAAACAAAAACAAGCCAAAAAAATGGAGGTAATTTTATGTATACTTCAAATAAAATCACAAACACGGATGCTAAAAATATAATCAGCGGTCAAGATGTTATTTTTGTAGATGATAGCAGCATTGATGCCTACACCGACAGCACTAATTATTATAACGCTGGTGTTTACGGCTGGAACTATTCAATCGGCTACAGTACACGCTTCGATAAATACATTATTTGCGGCTATAGAATCCCGCAAAGCGTTTTAAACGCTGCTAAAAGTGTTATAAAAATGCCGCAAAAAGAAGCGTATTTGCACGTTTAAAGGGGCGTTTATACGCCCTATATATCCCATAAAGGCGCATGAGCCTAAAGGGGTACCATACATAACACAACATTAAGTCAAAAGGAGTGTATAAAAATGAGTACAAGCATTAAGCACTATATCACCGATGAGGACGTCATCAACATCAATGATCTTGTATCTGAGCTTGCGGTAATCTTGCGGAAATTTGAGATCGACTTGAACCCATACCAAACGGACGTATATTTCTACTATGATTCAGATACAAAAATAGGACGTCTTGAGACGTTTATAAACGTGGGCGGTCATTCATGGATAAATGACAATCACGTTATAATCTATAGAGACTTACCGAATTATGATGACGTTTACGACTATTTCAATGACATTTCAGAATTTGCGGACGCTTTGGAAATTTCTGAAAACGATCTTATAAAGGCGGTTAGAAAATTCAAAGATTTTGGGGTTAATTTCCCCGTTGATCGTCGTGATATAATTGACTATATCAAGAGTGACGATAAACTTGTAAACAAAATAACCGCTTTTTATATTAATTACTATGTTGATGAACATGAGGCGGAATTTTTAAGCAAGGCTCAAGAAATATTGAGCGGCATTGAGATTGAACCATTTTAAAGGGGTTTACGCCCCTTATATCCACAAAACTGCATGAGGAGATAATTTAATTATAACAACCGCCCATAAAGGGCGGTATATGTGGATGTTTTCCGCATGAGGAAAATAAACACACCATACAACATAGTAAAAACAACTGATACATATTTAAGGAGGAATTAACCATGGAGAACATAACGGAGAACATAACAAACACTATTGGTATCAGTGTAAAGGACATTAAGAAGGTTTTCACGCCAAAGCAATTTGCAATTATCAAGGATAATTTAAGGGCTTATTTCGTCAATATGGGCTATATCCACATTGAAAAGGCTGACTACGGTAAAGGCTGGTATATTTTCAAGTCTGCTGAGGACGTTAAAAACGGCTCTTATGTGCAGTTTTGCGAAAACATAGACTATTTAAACGGCTGGCTATATGGAGTTGTTCAAGCGGTTAACGGCATTATAAAGGCTAATGGAAATAAGGATATTAACATGAAGCAGTATATACCTATTTTCATGGAGTTCTAGCACACGAGAGGAGGATATTTTTTATGAAGAACATGACAAACACGAAAGCCCTTGCAATCAATGATATAGAATTATTAACATTTGATGAAGCTGCTGAAATAGCTCTTGATTATATTAACATAAAGGATCACGATATACTTATTGTTGATTTTGGCGGTTACTTCGGATATTCTGCACTTGTTTTCAAGAACGAAAAGCAAATTCACTATGCTAATGAATACGAGCTACACCACAAATATTTAGTTAAGGAGCAAGGAAAATCAGCTTTAAAGGATCACTATTGCAAGGAATTGAGCAAAAAGCTCTTTACTGAAACCGAGTTGATGAGTGTTGTAAAGTCATATGACGACTACACCACAAAATCGTATTACTTGCGAAATTATTGGATCATGCAATTTGACCGCTTGTCTTGCTTTGGAATTGGCAAGCAGTGGGAAAAGGAATTTGAGGAAAAGAACAAAATATATAAATACTTTTGCCCGGCTTGCTTCTGCTATGTAAAGAACAATGAAATTGTGAAGCGTGCAAATAAAATCTTTGAACATTTGCAAGCTGAATTTAACAAGATCAAATCAAATGATGAAGTATTTAGAGAAATGATAAGCTATGAGTTGGCGAACCATGAAGCTTGTGTTACTTGTGATTATGAGCCTGCTTTAGCGGCTTTAAATATGAGTATTAAGGATTTAACGGAAAATCAAATAAAGATCATGCAAGAGGAATTACACAAGCAGATAGAATATTATAACGTTTAAAAACTATATAATCTTATGATCTGAGGGCGGTTATATAAGCCGTCCTATATACTCAAAATGACCGCATGAAGTTATTGAGAGTGCCAATAACACGCTTGAAAGCGAATAAAAATGAGGAGGCTTGACTATATGAATAGTAACAAATACACAAGAGGAAAAGCAAGAACAAGAGAACTTGCAATACAATTACAAGCTGATTTGTCAGAAAGCTCAATAAGCTATGCGGAATTAGCTGAAATACAAGATAAACTTAGAAAGCTTGGCACACAATACGGACTGATAAGAGAGTTCAAAGAAAATGGATTGATTTAACATTCTGAGGGGAATTATTCCCCTCTTATATACTTGAAGCAAGGGAGATACTTGCAAAGAGTATCATTCATTTATATGTATAGCAATGGAAAAATATATTAACGGAGGTCTTATTATGTTAAACAAAAAGATTACTAAGGTTTTGGAAAACAATGAGGTTAAATTATCGGAGAAATATGAAGCTGGCAATAATGAATTTTATCACGAGGTAGAATTTTATTCCGATGCTGGAGAAGATGTTGTTGAAACTGTTTTTTACAACGGCACTTCTGAAGACTTTATAAGAGCATTTAGAGAAATGGCTGATGATTTTGACGCTGATGAACACGCTGAAATGTGGATTGATTTAAGAGGAAAAAGAGGAGTGCCTGACAGCATAAGAGTATTAATCAATGATGCCGATAGTATAAAGGAATTTTTATTGAAAGTCGCTGATGAACTCGAACATATAGATGACGATGAGGAGGAATAAGACAATGGACAAATACGGAAATACACGCAAGGTAACATTTACTATTGATGACTCGCAATACCTGCGGAACGAATTGAAGAGAAATAATCTCACTGACAAGGAAATTGATGAGATTTTTGCTATGGGTACATTATCTGAATTTAAAGGTACATTTACTCTTTATGGACGTGGTATAACTGAAGATAGATATGAATTATTTAATGTAAACGGAGAAAAGATGAATGTGAATGACCTTAATCCATATCAAAAGGGCTGTATAATCAGTGAGTGTGATGCCTATTTTGAGGGCAGGAATGATAAGCCTTATGGAGTTGTTGACATTAAAGAGGAGGTTATTTAACTATGACAGTACAAGAATTTATGGAGATGTTCGTTGATCCTGATGCGCAACACATTCAGATATGGTCGGACGCTGGGGAGAAAATTGTTTATGACGGAGATTACGGAGATGTTCCAGAGCATATGAATTATGCGGAAGTATCGAGCATTGATAACGTTTATGCTGATAACAAGGGCGTTATCTGTTTGAATGTTTGGAGCGTGAATTGAGGTGAATAACAATGAAAACTAAAACTATTATGTCAACAGGTGCTAGAGAAGATTTGGTAAAGATGATTAATGAATATTATTATTCAAAGAACTATATCATTACTGAGGATAACAGAATTTATAACACTAAAACGGAGAAATTTATGGACGATTTAAGCGTAAAATTCTATCGTGGTAGGTGGAAAGTTATAAGAAATATTGCTGAATAAGGAGGTACAATATCAATGAATGTACAGAAAATACCAAATGACGGGAAACATTTGTCACAAATAAACAGAGTAGTTACTTTTTTAACGTGTAACGGCTGGAGAACTCCAAGGGAAATATGGGTAGGCTTTTCAAATGGTGGAATTGAAATAACAGAGATGACAAAAAGAGGAGTTATTAAGAAAATAGAACGTGGTAACAAGTTATTTGGAATAGAATAAAACCATACTTTTAAGGAGGAATTTAAAATGACAGAAAAGCAGAATAACATGGTAGTACAGCACCCTGATAAGCGTCTTATGGAGCGTATTAGATCGTTGGAACGGAACGAGCGTATTAGATTACATATCGCACAAATGAAGTGTAACGGCTATACTGATAATGAGTGCAAAACGTGGTTAATAAAAATAGCCATACTGTCCGATTTTATGGACGTTTTCGACAAAATTCTAGTTGACTAATGAGGAATTTTGTGGTATAATTAATTAAACAAAGGAGAAATTTGTATGAAATATGGAATTTTCGAGTCAAGAGTAGAGTTAAGGAAGCTCCCTGAGAGATTGTTTGATATAGTTTCTTTGTGTGAAAACATAGGAAACCCTATTAAGATCTATGATAGCGAGGTGGAAGCTTTAGCAGAATTGAAGAAATATCATTCAGATATTATAAACATAACTAATTTTACAGTGTTTTCAACAAGGCGTTTTTTTAGATGTGAAGTCTATTTCGTTGCTGAATGTGAAAAGATAAACGAGGACGAGGGCGAGACTATCGAAAACCTAATTAACGGAGACGGCATTGAAACCGCACCGCTGGAGCGTGAGATTAGCTTATCTCTTGCTGAGTTCAAAGTTGACGGAAAAACTATCAAAGGCAGTAAGCTTGAGGGCAGTTATGAACCAATCTATATAGCTACAACACCCGATGACTTACAGTGTTATTTTAAAGAAGCATATCCCGATGAGGATATTGTATACAATATCAGAAATAATGAAGAAATTTACAACGAGCATGAACTGAATTAGGAGGAATAAACAATGCTACTAGCAACAATTATTTTGCTTATCATCTATTTGTGTGTGAATCACAATGAAAATAAGCGGAGAGAAATTAACAGAAAATATAATCCTATAGGAGCTTTTGATAAAGCTCAAAAGATTTATGATGACGCCTTTTACAAGGCTATTGATGAGGGTAGAAGTCTTACGCTTGAGGAACGAAAAGAACTGGATAAGCAATGGCATGAAACCTATAGCCAAGAGTTGGCTTATCGAGAGAAAATGTGGGCTAAGATCCCTGACAATAAGAAGTAATATAATATAATAGGAGATAAAACATGAAAGTTACAGTTGAAAACGAGACAATCAAGGTAAACAGTCCGTATAACAAGAGCTTTGTCGCAGGGGCAAAGCAGATACAGGGCAAGTGGAACGCCCCTTGCTGGGTCTTCCCAGAGGAGAACAAGGAAGCTGTCAAGGCGTTACTCATCGAATGCTATGGTGAATGCGGAGAACTTGGTGCGGTTAGCACTGTCACAGTAGATCTTGACCTCGACACTTATACTGAGGGTTACGAGGACGGAGAAATCAGAGTTGGCTCAATCGTTGTTCTGAAAAGACTTTATCGTGACAGAGAGGTTATTTTCTCCGACAATGCAATGCTTATAAACGGTGGCTTTGCCACTTCGGGTGGCTCTGCCAAAAGTCCTAGAATAGCGGCTGATAAGAACACAATCGTTCGTGTAAAAGGTGTTCCTGAAACGATTTATAGCAAAATCAAAGACCACGAGGGCGTTAAACTCGTATCTGATATAGACGTGGAAAGCTTAAAAGTGGAGCGTGAAAAGCTTCTTAAAAGACTTGCAGAAATAGACAGTTTACTTGCAATATGAAAGCGATTGTGTGTATAAAACTAATATAATAAATATAAATACTCCTATTAATCACATTGATTGATAGGAGTATTTCTTTATGCAGGAATAAATATAGGAGGAATAAATATGAAAAATGAAAATACGAATACATTACTTTTTGTGAAAATGCTAGACAACGATCGTAAAGAAGAGCTACGGAAGATAGAGGAAGAACAAGATTATAATATGCGGAAGGCATATTTAAAAGCAAAACGCCGTCAAAGGCTCAGAGAAGAACGCCAGAGAAAAGTTAGAATGATAGTGAAGAACGTTGTCTATGGTGGTTTTGGCTTGCTCTTTACAAGCGTTATGTTGATAGCAGGAATAATATTTACATTGTGTATATGATGGGAGTGAATGAAAATGAATATTAGTACGGCTCAAACTTGCAAAATTTTCGATTTATCGGATAGACTTCTGACAGGAATACAGATAACAAAACAGCCAAAGCGAAAAAAAGGTCATAGAAATGCTATTACAAAACATACGGCAAGCAGGCAGAAGTCTGCAAGCTGGTTCAGACCTGATGATCTAAATGTGATTTTGGAAGATTTGTTTCAGAGTAAAAAATATTTTAAGGCAAATATTATAATTTTTGCTTGCAACTCAGGCTATCGTTACGGAGATATAATGACCTTGAGGGTCAAGGATTTAACCGATAACAACGGCAAAATTGTAGATTACTTGACATTACAAGAGGACAAGACGGACAAATGGAGAACGGCATGGCTTTGTGATACTGTGAAGAAAATGCTGAGTTTTATAATCAAGTATTATGGACTTGACCCAGAAGATTATATTTTTCAGAGTGGAGAACGTAAGAGGAAGTATATTGAGGACATTTTCTTGAATGAGGACGGAGAAGAAGAAATTATATATACTAATGAGAAGTATGATTGGAACGGCAGACTACTCAGAATAGCTCCTATGGAACTTAATTCCGTTACAACATTTCTAAAGAATATAACCGCCAAACACGGCATAGAAGGTAAATATAGCACTCACAGCTTTAGGCAGACACATTCCGTTTATATTAGTTGTATTCAAAAAGGCAGTGAAGATGTTATTAGAGATTTGCGTATTGCCTGTCAGAGCTTAGGACATTCTGATTTGAGGATAACTGAGCAACATTATAGTGGCTGCGATAGCAGACTCGTAAAAGAGCAAATGTTAAAAATGGAAGTGGGCAAGGAAGTTGTGGATAAGTATGTAAAATAAAAAGGGACTTTTAAAAGTCCCTTTAGCGTTTCTTGTGGCGTTCTTTACTCCTCTGTACTGCTAGAGCATTTTTAGATTGATTAACCTTGTATTGAGGTCTGTTGCGTGGGAGATAGGCTTTCACAACATTAACGTTCATATTCATTAAGTTGGCAATCTCATTAGCCGACTTCCCTTCTTTGTGGTATTGAGTGATTTTGGCGTGGGTATTATTAACTATAATACCTAAACTAGAAAGACTTTTCATAACTCTTTGCCACGAGATACCGAGTTTAATAGCAACTCCTCTTACGGATTTAATTGAGTTCCAGTATGATAATATTTCTTGGTCTGTTATTGATTTAATTTCGGACATAAGAATACCTCTTTTGTTTAATTGTTAATTTCGTCTAATAGTTTTCTTTTAACATCGGTAATATGCTGACGGAAGAAATTTGGATTAGCATTTTCATAACTTAAAATTCTTTGGAGCTTATATTTCAGAGCAGACAGAAGATTATTGTTTTCAATGACATATTGTTGTTTATCATAGCCCTCATAAATTCTGTCTATGTAGACATCTGTTACAGGAAAAGCATCACTAATAAAGAAAATAGATTTGGTGGTTGTCTTGCCAATGTGATAAAAGCAAGAAGCAATATTTCTTGGATCTTTGTTTATATAGGAATAAATACGATTAATAGCTTTAGTGTCACGATGATTTACTTTGCCTACAGGTATTGCCCAATACAATTTGGAATTTTCGGTGGACTTAATCAAACAAACAATGGGTCTTTCCTTGCAATCATTCCAAGTTCCTCCTACATCTCGAATAAGTTGATAATAGTCGGGTGTAATAAAGTACATACCATGTTCCGTCATATTTTGACACTCCTAATACAAAAAAATATGCTGTCACTTCAGATTAACCAAAATGACAGCATCACTACAATGTTTCTGTGTCGCACATTGCGAAGCGTAAATTGAATACTACAATGTTACTTTGCCGTACATTGTGAAACGTAATTGTATCTACAATGTTTCTGTGTCGCACATTGCGAAGCGTAAATTAGAGATGATAGAGATAATCTTTCATCATTTATAGTATAGCATACTATACCCATTTTGTCAATACTATTTTGTGGAACTTTGTAAAATTTATTCGTTAGTTTGTGACAAGTCACCCCGCTCGCCAACATCCTTTTTTTCTTTAGGTTTCTTTTCTTTGGTTTTAAATGAAAATGCAAAACCAATTATGCCAATGGAGAAAATTAATGAGCCAGTGGATATGAAAATTACTCTCTCAATTTTCGCAGCGGCTATTTTACCGCTGACAAGTGAAGCTCCTATGATATAGTTGTAAGCGTCACCGCCAACATATTCGTCAATGGCACTATACTTGTCACCTTCCAAAATTGAAAATGTGGTTAAATTTTTGCTTGGAATTTTTGTTGTATAACCTATCACAAATAGTGTTATTCCTATTGCAATCACAAGAATGGAACAAATTTTCTTCATGGTGTTACCTCCTGTTTTATGATTATCTACTACGATAATCGTTTATAAGACTATTGTTGTTTTCAATAGAACTTTGATTATTAGATATACAAGTGTTATAATAATCAATATTACTTTGACTTTCTGATATAAGTTCATTGTATACGTCAACAACTCTTTGGCAATCGTCTAAGTGAGATTGAGCCTTTGAAACTGCTTCGGAGTCAACTTCTGTAGTCCAACCGCCATCACCATAAACTTTAACCATTTTCTTATTGGCGTTTTCAAGCTGTATTTTAGCCTCCTCAACATCATCTTCGGCATCCGATTTGTAGATTTCATAGATGGAAATATCAGATTGCTCATTGTTTATTTCGTTCTGATAGGTGGAGATTTCACTCTGTAGGCGATTATTTTCTTGCTCTAAAGCACTTATTTCAGAACTATAATCATGCGTGGTAGTTGTAGTTGTCGTTGTGGTTGTAGTCGTTGTGGTAGTAGTTGATGATTTGGAAGTAGTTGTGGTAGTTGATGGTTTAGTTGTTGTTAAAGTATGAGAAGTTGTTGTGGGAGTGGTGGTTGTTGTACTTGTTGTAGTGGTAGTGAAATTACTGTCAGATATGGAACTTGTTGTTTTACTATTACATGAGGACAATGCTAATATTGTCATGAGTGAAATAAGAATTAATTTTATTTTGCTCATTTTTTATTTCCTCCAATTTCTAAGATTAATTAGAATTACTTTTAATAAAAAATTTTAGCATATTTTAGGCTGAAAATCAAGATTTAGGGTTTAAGTGTAATATCTCAGAAACTAAAATTGTGTATTTCAACAAAAAATACGCTAGAATTTTGTGAAAGATTTTTATTTTTAAGTGTTGACACGTCTAAGGTACTATAGTATAATAGAACTAAGGATTTATAGTCCTTTAAAACTATAGAAAGGAGAAAATATCATGGCTAAAACGTACTTTGCCAATAAAAAAGCAATGATTAGAATACCTGCATCTCCACCACATAAAAACGCAGAATATGTTATTTCTGTTGGTGATGAAGTATGGGAAGATGGTTTCCATAGGGTCGCAAAAGTTCAAATGGCTTATGACGGTAAAATTTCAGGTAGAAGAAGTCCATCTTATCCAGTTGGAACTGATGACTACAAAAGAGTTCATGAAGCATTAAAGAGCTTGCTAGAAAATGATGTATAAAAAATACAAGCTGCCTCGTCCAAAAGTACAGCTTGTATCGTAAAAGGTATCAATACACACACTGTTATATCAGTGCATATCCTTGATAGATATATTATATCATAGGTATGCACTTCTGTCAAGTATTAGTTATATTTGTAGAGGTGTATTTTTATGCTTGCAAGTAGGAAATTTCAAACAAAAATGTAAATTAGGAACAGAAAGGACAAAGAAAATGGACGGAATTAAAACATTCACAAACAAGGAGTTTGGAACAGTGAGGACAATAGTTAAGGACGGAGAGCCTTGGTTTGTCGGAAAAGATGTGGCTGAGATTTTGGGATATAGCAATACGCCTAAAGCTATTCGAGACCACGTTGACGGTGACGATAAGCTGACGGAACGTTTTGTTCTGTCAGGTCAAAATCGTGAAGCTATAGTTATTAATGAGTCAGGCTTGTATTCCCTTATTCTCGGAAGTAAGTTGCCAAAGGCTAAAACATTTAAGCGTTGGGTTACATCAGAAGTTCTCCCTACCATACGCAAGACAGGTGGTTATGTAGCCAATGACGAGATGTTTATTAACACCTATCTACCAAATGCCGATGCTCAGACGAGAGAATTGTTCAGGCTCAATCTATCAACGATCAGGCAGCTTAATAACAAGATAGAGCAGGATAAACCTCTTGTGGACTTTGCAAGTCATATACAAACTTCTGAAGATTGTATATCAATGAACGATATGGCGAAGCTGGCAACTAAGAATGGAATAAAGATAGGTAGAACAAGGCTGTTTAATTTCTTGAGAGAGAAGAAAGTGTTAGGCTGTAGGGACGGTCATAAGAATATGCCTTATCAAAGATACATAGACACTCAGCCTTGGTTTCAGCTTAAAGAAAGCTCATACATACAGAATGGCGAAGTCAGAATAGGGCTAACACCTATGGTAACGCCAAAGGGTCAGAGTGGAATTATTAGAATGTTGAGAAAGTGTAATACAACAAACTAAAGTAAATAAAATGCAAGTTTTGTTTTCATATCTTGCAAAAATTAGAAAAGAAAGGAACAATAAACAAAATGAACATAAACAAATTTAAAAGGCTGCTTGCCGAGCGTGGGTTTTCATACTCACGCAGAGGTAAGGGGTCGCATGAGATATGGGTAAATGAGAATGGAGAGTCTTTTTCATTCCCATCAACCCGAAAAGAAGTTTATATCGGAATTGTATGGAACTTCCGAAGAAACTATTGTCGCTGTTAAATCGTGTATTTATTTTTGGGAATAATTTATCATTGATTTAGACATTGAATGGTGATAGAATTGTGATAGTGGTAATTAGTATGGCAATTATTGCTGTACAAAATAAAGGACAAATATCCCTTGACAAAGCATTTGTTTTGTAGTATAGTATAAACATTATAGAACAGATGTTCGTTTTGAGATTGAATAAAAGGAGTGTATAAAATGAAAAAAATGACATTACAAGAGCTTATGACATTTGCTCGTGAGAATTTATGGAACAAATTTATCATCACTAACAACATAAATACAGACCACATTTATGGAACGGCTCTGAAATTGTCGCATGAGCCTGTTGTATACAAGTCACTAAAAAGCATAAGTGACAAATTAGTGCCGTATTTTGATGATCCTGAGTGGCTTGTCTTAGAACTAGATAGGGTACATGATTTGTTATTAGCCGATTACATAATGTCATTGGGCTTAGGTGATGATGTAGACTATCTCACTGAATTGTCCGAAATGACGGTTGAAGATAACAACAGTACCGTTATGATAAATTGTAAAGATATTGTACTAACCATAGTTGGAGAAAATGATGGAACACACGTTGTACCCTCACTTCCCTTGCCGCCTGCTCCTCAATCTTTGGATTGTTATAATTTAATGAATTTTCTTAAAGTTGATTACATTGATTTTGCCAGAGTTAAAACAAATGAGCATGAAGCAATACTGCCAATTGATTGTTATACACTTGGTAATCTTTCAGAGGAACAGCTTGACGGTCTAAAAGATTTATATATAGATTTACAGTTTGGCGACACGGAGAACGATGAATATGATTATTCATGTACACCATATGTCATGTACGATTATGTACACGAGCTTGCGTTTGCAGGTTTATGGAGTCTGCAAAATAGCCATCTTATCAGTAAAGTACCAATAGAAGTTATAGGATATGATAATTACGAGAGTAAAAATAACAAGGCACAAGTATTCAAAATAAGTTCTGAAGTAAAAAGAATTTTGAGTAAGTCAGAAGTCGGAAATCTAAATTTTAATATCGGTAATTTCAGTTTTGAAAACGTCCCGTTTCATAGATAATTAACATATCCGTAATCAAATAAACGTTGACTATTATTCGAGTGCAGATTATAATATAGAAAATACGACAAAAAAAGACAAATAGAGACAACAAAACGTTTAATAGAGAGGAGTTGAATGTCGTATGATTAACACCATAACACCAGTAATAACCACAGAAACAAGAGAAAGAAGAGTTAATAAAAATATAGTTACTAGAGGAGATATAATTTTGGTTGATCTGCCAAATGTAGGCGAGTCAGTTCAGACAGGTAGGAGACCAGCTATTGTTGTACAGAATAACATGGGCAACGCACACTCCCCTTGCATAATAGTTGTACCGATTACAAGTGCTACAAAAAAATATGTGCCAACCCATGTTAAAATCGGTGTTGAAAGCGGTTTACTGAAAACTAGCACCGTTTTGTGTGAACAGCTATTGACTATTAATAAATCTAGTGTTATTAAAACACTTGGGCATTTGACACCTAATGTTATGAAGCAGATTGAACAAGCGATTTATGTTTCGCTTGCCCTGCATCATTAATTGGTGAACACTTGACATTTAATCGTCCTTTGTGGTATAATACATATAATTATAGGCAATTTTTAGTACAATTATATGTAAACATTATATCAGGAAAGGACGATTTTTATGTCATTAAACAGTTTTTACACTATAGACCAACTTAGAACAAGTGTAGAACATCATTTGTTCGCACAGAAAGCTTCCATTGAAGTTGTCAAAAGAAAATCTCAAGTTCTTTTGGGATTATTAAATAAATATAATGAAGATTTGTCGTTACAGGATAATATTTATCAATATTTATCAGGTGTATCAAAACGATCATATGATAGTCAATGTGGTTACTTAAAGCAATGGGTAATTGAAGAGGGAATAGATTGTAATTTTGAGATTAACTACAAAGATATCCCTCGAAATTATATGACAATAGAAACTCTTAACGAAAAACTAAATAAGTTATACGAAGATCCAAGTACTATTAGTCGTAACGTTATTTTCTATCTTGTTTACGCAAGGTTATACGCTTATTTGATTTGGATAGGTCTGTCTAACAAAGAGATTAAATCACTTAGAAAGGGCGACTATGATATCGATAATAAGGTTTTGTATATTGGCGATGATAATGGTAACGTTAGAACCATTGATTTAAAATTGCCCTATTACGACGATATTTCGGAAATACTGCACGATGAGCTATGCAGAAATATTAGCTCTAGAAAATTTGTTGACAAAGATTTTTTTTACAATGGAAGTGTAATTTGCATAAAAATGTACGATAATTCTTATGATGCTCATGGAAAAGAAATTGGATGTTATAATGACTATGACTCCCTATTTAGACTGCTAAATGATGACATAGGCAATAATAATGCTCTTGTCGCAAACGTTCGCCGCACTCTTGCCCCAATAATAAAAAGAGTAAGTGATATTGAAATTTCAGGGCTATTTTATCGAGTTACCAAACGTGCAATTGCAATGAAAAAAGATGTTACAAAATACAACTTTAATATAATTTTGGGCTTTTTCGGGTACGGAACAAATCGTAGGGGATTGTTTACCGAGTATCTAATTTATAAAGAGCAAATGTTAGATAAGTAATATTGAGTAATTGCAAGCTATAAAAAATAAAAGTATTGTATCATCTCTTCCGATAATACAATACTTTTATTTTTGTTACTAAAAATATTAATATTTTGTAAACTATATAATATTGCTATTGACAACTATTAATTAGTGAATTATAATATAGTTACACTATTAAACGAGTACATATCTATATGTACTCACCATTAAACGAGTACACTTGAAACAAGTACACTTGTCACTGTGGTGGAATAGGTATACACAAGGAACTTAAAATTCCTCGGAAAAATCCATGCGAGTTCGAGTCTCGTCAGTGACACCAGTACAGTTTGCCAATACTGTACAAAGTAAATTGGCATAGCAGGTACAGAGCTTATCTCACCATAAGGGAATGTAGTGTGATACCTGCACTTGCAACTTTAGCTCAGATGGTAGAGCATTTGACTTTTAATCAAAGGGTCAGGGGTTCAAATCCCCTAAGTTGCACCAAGTCGGTTACGGTTGCCGACAACGATAACGGTTCATCAATTAAAATTACACTGATTACAAATTACAAACTAATCTGTATGTAAAGGTAGGTGAACAAAAAGGTACTGTGAAAGCAGTACCAACATTGGACTATAGCCAAGTGGTAAGGCAAGAGACTTTGACTCTCTCATTCCGCTGGTTCGAATCCAGCTAGTCCAACCAAAATATTTTGTAACGTATTTTAGGGTACAAATATAAAATAACGTAAAAATGAAATAATAGCTTTGTTTAGGAGGACAGAATGAGAATATGAGATTTTGTGGATATGAAATAGGAGATAAAGTAGTCTACACAAATTCTTTTACAAAACCTACATTAGGTAAAGTTGTTTATTATATAAATGGCAATTATCTTGTAGACCTTTCTGATAATACAAGAAGATGGGCAACAGACAAAGAACTAATTAGATACAGTAAAGAAAATTATCTTAAACGTATAGTAGAAAAATATTTGAAAGGTAAGAAATGTAGATGTACTAAAGATTATACTTACAGCACAACAGCATGGGGAATGAAACATGATATAGAAATAATTCCAGTAAATGCGGAATTTACTATTGATGTTATTTATTTTAGTTTACAATCTTATGGTCATACTGTAATTAATGTAGCTTATGTTACTTTATGTCCTGTTAATTGGAAACCTAAATATGAAACTACAATTATAGGTGGTACAGTAGATATTATTTGGGAAGATTTTGCAAAATATTTTGAACTTATTTAATTAGGGGGAAAAATTAAAATGATATCAATGGAAGATATAAAGAAAATAGCAAAATTAAATGGGATAGAAATAATTGAAAATGCCACACAAGAAGAACTAGAAGAGCAGAGTGAATCTCTTATGCAGTCCATTGCGGATATAACTGACCCTGAACATAACCTTTGTAAATATTGCCCTTGTAAAGATAGTTGTAAGGGCAATACATTTGAATGTGCTATTTGTAATAGCAGTAACAAATGAAGAAAAGTAAATAAGGAGGGAACTAAAATGAATCTATCTATGGAAGATATAGAAAGAATTGCAGAACAATGTGGAGTAGAAATAATTAATATTGATGATGCCACAGAGGAACAGATAGAAGAACAACATAAATATTTTGAGGAATATTTAAAGAAAATAGATAAAATGGATACCGAGCATAACCCCTATTGTATACAATGTGGTAGGTCAGATATTTGTCAAGGTTCTGTTTCTAAATGTATTATGTGTAAAAAAGATAGTAATATAACAGAGGATTAAATAATTATGATAGACCTAAATAAAATATGCAAAAGAACTGATTATATTATAGGTAGACATTATGTATATGAGGGTGATATTATACAACTTTTACTGTCAGACATTAAAAATTATCCT